TCACTTGCCATGTCGAGTCCCCCTTTGCGCCGCATGTATAACGAGCGGCGCATCAGGTGTCAAGGGGCCGGTGTCGGATTGATACGTTCGCCGGGCCCGGCCGGGCCTACCATGCGCCGGGCAAGCAGGTGACGCCACCCCCGGTCCCACCCCACGAGGCGGACGAGGCGAGGAGCAGGGGCAGCCGGTAGGCCGGTAGGCCGAGCAAGGGACGCGGACGCGAGCGCACCGATCAGACGCGAGCCAGACCGCATGCATGCGGTCCTATCTGCCGAAGGCTTGCCCGTAGCGAGCGCAGCGAGCGGAGGGCGTGCGCGCCCGTGCGCGGACCGTGAGCGTGGGGGTGGGCGCGACGCCGGGGCGTGGTGGGGTCGCGGATCGTGCGGTGGGCGAGGGTGGGGAGTGGCGGATGGTGATCGCAGGGTATGCAGCGTTGGTCGCGGCGTCGTCGCTGCGATGTTGCGCAACCGTGTAGCACAGGTGTTTACAGGCGTGCGCATCGTGTGCGCGTGAGCGTCGGCCATTCGCACGGTCACATGCACCGGTGTCAGTGTGGTGTCCACGTGGCAGGTGCGTTCGGCGTGCTCGTGTCCACGCCTGCGCCTCGGTTTAGCGGACGCGCGCGCCCGTCCCTGCCCCATCCGGCGCACATCCTCGCCGCACCGGTGTCGGCTGGCCACGGTGGCGGGAGGGTATCCGGGGGATGTTGAATCGCCGGCCCCAGCGCGGCGCGCTTAGACCCCTCTCGAATTCGCGCCAGAAAAATCCGCGACGCCTAAACTCACCCCAGCATGCTCAGCGCTATCGACGACTACCGCTGGTTCGCCGAAGCACCGGACGACACCGCGCGCTGCGTCGACTGCGGTCGCGACCTCGGTCGCCTGCGCTGGACCGCACTCGACGGACTGGCCCGCTGCCGTCCCTGCCACGTGCTCGCAGCGCGGGCCCGACGGCGAGCGACGATGAGGTGATCCATCTGGACGGCGTCTCGCGCTTCGATGTCGCGATCTGCCTGCGCCTGCTCGAGCGCAAGTTCCTCCGCGTCGAGACCGGCCTGTGGATTAGCACCGAGCCGGACATCGGCGCGCTCGGCGACATCCGGCCCTGCTGGGCCGATGAACTCGGCTGCGCCGAGACGCGGCTGCGCGAGGCCAGCTTCTCCATCCAGATCGAGGCCCGACCGCTGGCCTGGACCGACACCGACGAGTACGACGGCACGCTGCTGCACGAGCTCGTGCACGCCACCCAGCTCGAGCGCCGCGGGCTGGTCGAGCCCGAGTCGACGGCCGACTTCACCCGCGAGCGCAGCGCCGAGAACGGCGGACTCGACTGGGCGGACAGCGTCGAGTACTACCGGCGCTTCCGCACCGAGCACCAGGCCAAGGAGCAGGAGATCCGTCTGGTCCTCGGTCCGGCCAACCGCGACTACTGGCGCGGAGTGCTGGCCGGCGCGGCGTAGACTCCGCCTTCGTGATCGAACAATCGGAACCGGTCTGCCTCGACAGTGCGCTCGACCCCGAGGAGGTCAAGCGCCGCACCGACGCGGCGATGGACGAGCTGGTCGCGCGCGGTCAGGCGCTCGGCGCCAACGGTCTGCATCAGGGCTGGCAGATCATGGCCCTGCTCGGTCTGCTCAAGGAACTGGGTTTCACCGACGACGCGCACTTCCTGCGCCACTTCGACGCCGAGCGCATGCGCGACCTCGAGCGCAACGCGCAGTCCAGCTGGCCCGGCCCGCAGCCGGTGACCAAGCTGCACCTGCCCGGCAAGCGTCCGCGACTGGCCTAGGCGGTGTGCGTCTACTGCGGCCACGCCCTCGCCGACCCGCGGCACGACCGCGCTCAAGCGGTGTCGCACTGCGCGCTGATCTGGCCCGACCCACCTAGCCCGCGCGAGCCGGTGGCGGTCGTCTGGCGCCCGCGCGGTCGGCACGTGCGGGTGGCACGGCCGGTGCTTGCTCGCTCCACCATGGAGGTGAGCGATGAACGCCCACTGGACGCTCGAGTTACCCGAGACCGATCCCGCTGAGATCCCGGCCGCGTTGGACGTGGCCGTCGTGCCCGAGGCCGAGGCCAACCGGCGCATCGGCGAGCAGGTCGAGGGTGCCAAGACCATCCTCAAGAACCTGGTCGCCGAGATCAACGGCACCCTGCATCACCAGCGCATGCGCGTGCGCGCCGAAGGCATCTCGGTCCTGGCCAACGGCGACGGCGCCGACAGCGGACCGGCGGCGCTGCGACTGACGATCGAGTGCACCTGTCATCCGCTGGGGCGCTCGGCCGGCGCGGTGATCGAGGACCAAATCAAGCGCGTGGTCGCGGGCGCGAGGACGCGCCGCAGCGCGCGCAAGAAGACGACCGCCGCGAGTCGCTAGAGCGCGAGCCGTACACTGCGCGACGTGAAGGGCGTGCGGCGTGGGATTCGGTAAGGGCGAGATCCACGGTCGCACGCTCTACATGGCCGCGCTCGCGGGGCGTCCGCTCACCGAGGCGCAGCAGGCCGAGTTCGATCGCATGGAGCGTCGCCGCGCGATGCGCGCGGCGCAGAGCGAGACCGACCGCGCCGCCGAACGCGAGGAGCGCGCGGCGAAGGCCAACCTGCGGCCGACGCCGCTGGCGCAGCAGATGATGGACGACACCGTCGTCGAGCAGTACCGCGAGCGCGCTGCGGTGATCGCGGTCGACATGGAGCGCGGACTCTTCGTGCGCACCAATCCGCAGAGCGGTCAGAAGGAAGCCTGGACCGGCGGCTACCAGCGCACCGCGATCGGCAAGCAGCTCGGCTTCAAGGTCCACAACGGCAAGCTGCCCAAGTGTCTGCGCTCGCCGGAGTTCGAGCGCGCGGTGGAGTGGGAACGCATCCGCCGCGACGCGGCCTATCGGGTCACGCTCAAGGAAGCGCTGCCGCAACTCGATGTGGTGATGGGCGGATTCCTGCGCGAGGCCCAGCGCCGCGTGCTCTCCAAGCGCGTCGAGCAGATCGACGACCGCGTGGTGTTCGGTGAACTGCGTCGGCTCATCGCGATGAAAGCCGAGACCGAGGGCGCCACCAGTCCGCGCGGCCAGGGCGTGCACATCACCATCAACGAGTTCCGCGCCCAGATCGCGCAGCTCCCCGAGGAGGCTCAGGCCATCGCCATCGGCCTGTACAAGAAGCAGCTCGAGCGCCTGTCGGGCGCGGCCAAGGTCATCGAGGGCGAGTTCGCGGAGACGGCGGCGTCGTGAACGGGATCAGCCGATGCGCACGCCACCGGCGAAGAAGTACCAGAGCGCCACGATGATCGAGATGAGCACCGCCCACTGCACTAGGAACGCGCCGACAAAGGCCAGGATCGGCACGGCGGTGATGCCCAGCAGCCCGCCGGCGAAGACGCAGATCAGGTACGCGACTCCGCCTGCGAGCGCGGCGAGGATGAGTCGGCTCAGCATCAGAGGAACCTCCCTGTTCGGTGTTCCGTTGCTGGCTCGGCAAGCAAGCACCTCGCGTGCCAGTCCGTGCTGAGCGCCATATAAGAGGAGGGGAAGGGCATGGGACCGGATCCGTTTCTGGCGCTGATGCTGTTCATCTTCGGCCTCGGAGCCGCGATGATCGGCGTCGGCGTCACGCTCGCGCAGCGCCGATGACCGACGCGGTCGTGCTGGCGCTGCTGGTGCTCGCGGTCTCCATCCTCGCCGTCGCGCTGCTGCACGATCTGATTCGCTACGAGCGCGCGGCGCGTCGCCTGGCGCGCGCGCTGGAAGACCGCCAGCGGCAGGGCCGCCCCTAGATGCCGCTGGCCGGAGTCGAGACGGTTCGCGGGATCGAGGAGGACATCGCCCTCGAGGCCATCCGCGAGACGACCCTGGCCTATTGCCCGGTGTTCATCTCGCGCTACTTCAAGGACGAGAAGGGCGACCAACTCACGCTCAAGGAGTTCCAGCTCAAGATCATCGACGCGGTGCTGGACCCGGCCATCAAGCGCCTGTTGGTGCTGCTGCCCGCCGGCCACACCAAGACCACGCTGGTGTCGCGCTTCATCTCGACGTACTGCATGGTCCGCAACCGCAACATCCGAATCATGCACATCATGAACAACTCCACCGACGCCGAGCAGAACCTCGCGGCCATTCAGCGCGACCTGCTCGACACCAAGGGACTGTTGCACGCCGAGCACGGTCCGTTCCGCGGGGACATCTGGCGCACCAGCGACTTCCACATCGCCGGACGGACGATCGTCGACAAGGAGCCGACCTTCGCGGCCTACGGCACGGGCAGCAACGTCTTCGGTCACCGCAGCGATCTCATCATCTGCGACGACATCCTGAACCTCACCAACTCCGGGCCGCAGGTCACCGACGCGATGCGCCAGTCCGTGCGTGACTGGTTCTTCCAGGGCGTGATGAAGGTGCTGTCGCCGGAGGACAAGATCGTGGTCGTGGGCACGGTCATGGACTTCCGCGACCTGTATCACGAGCTGGTGAACAATCCGGCGCACGGTTTCAAGGTCATCCACATGAAGGCGATCCTCGATGAGGACGCCAAAGAGGTGCTCTGGCCGGAACGTTATTCCTACGACTGGCTGTGGGGCGAGCGCGAGGCCGATCCGGTGTCGTTCAGCAAGCGCTACCAGAATGAGGCCATCGAGGCTGCGATGCTGACCTTTCCGCGCGAGTCGATCGACAAGTGTCGCGACATGCGCCGCGGCTGGGGTCAGATCACGCCGGAAATGGTCGATTCGGGCCACACCGTCGTCATTGACGGCTTCGACCCGACTTCCGGGCAGACCGGACGCTCGAAATGGTGCGGATTCGCGGCGGTGGCGTTCAATCCGACCGAGCCGCATCCGCGCGAGCTCTACGTGCTTGAGTTGCAGCACTTCCGCGCCCCGTTCGACGAGCAGATCGACTTCCTGATCGAGAAACACCTCTCTTACAAGGCCCGCGCGACGGTCATCGAGTTCAACGGCGCGCACCAGTACCTCGGACAGTCGCGGCGGCTGCAAGAGTTCAAGGAATCGGGTCACGTGGTCATGGGCCACTACACCGACGTGAAGAACAAGCCCGATCCGACCGTCGGCCTGCCGAACATGGCCGAGATCATCAAGGCCACGCGGCTGCATTTCCCCTACGGCGACGAGGAGTCGCGTCGGACGCTGGCCTACTTCTTCAACGAGGAGTTCGGCAAGCATCCGATGTCGCCGACGACCGACGGCATCATGGCGCTGTGGTTCTGCGTCTACGTCATCGACAAGCTCTACGGGCGCTACAACCGCGGCGTGGTGCGCAAGCCGATCCCGTTCTGGGCACGCCGCGCCGGTCTGCCGACGCCGGACCCGACTAGGCGGAGGGTCGTGGCGTGAGCCTGCGGGTGTTCGTGTTCAGCGACGGCGAGGTCGTGGTGCGCGACAAGGAGGATGCGACCGCGCACAACCTCGCGTCCTACTCCTCCTGGGACAACTTCGCCGTCCATGCGCCGAACGAATGGCTGCATCTGCCGGTGACGGCGTACTCGCAGGACGGCTCGCTGATGCGCGACGATGAGGAGAAGAAGTGATGGAGACCGGTAAGTAGATGGAGTTGCAAGGCTGGAAGGACCTCTACGCCGATCTGCGCCGGACCAGCGCCGGTCGCAATCAGGACTTCTACTACCTGTGGAACGTCTATCACGGCAACTTTCACCAGCGTGGCGAGCCGATCGACGAGTCCGGCGGTCGCGTCATCCTGCGTGACACGCGCCGCGCCGCCGATCAGGCCCGACCGCTCGTGGTGAACTTCCTGAAGGGCGTCGTCGATGACTACGTCTCGCTCATGGGTGGCGAGCCGGACATTAAGGTGCCGCCGCCGGGGCCGGAGCAGTCGCAGCAGGACTTCGCTGACAAGTGCGAGAAGTTCCACTACGGCGTGTGGCACGCCTCGCGGATGAAGATGCAACTCAAGGCGATGGCCTGGTGGAACTCGGTCATGGGCGGCTGCACCGGGATCGTCTGGCCGAACTTCGACAAGAAGCATGTGGTGATGCGCTTCGTCGCGCCGTACATGACCTACACCGTGCCGGATCTCGTCGAGCCCTTCCGCACCTGCAAGGCGATCATCGCCGAACGCTTCCCGCTCTCGTCGGTGGCGGAGTACTACCCGCGCGCGCGGCTGGACGAATCCTTCTGGGACGCCAGCATCGAGTGGGCCAGCATCCCCAACGAGCGCCCGCGTCTGCCGACCGGGCGCGACCGCACCGTCGAGGTGGTCAAGTGCTTCGACTACGACGAGGTGCTGACGATCATCGGCGGCAAGGTCGTGGCTAGGGCCGAGCACGGACTGAACTTCTGCCCGGTGCACGTCATCCCCAACATCTTCGTGCCCGGCCAGACCAACGGGCACGGTGATATCGAGCAGGCCGTGGGTCTCACGCAGCACGCGAGTTTCATCATGTCGGCCTACGAGGAGTACATCTTGCAAGACATCTACTCCCCGCTGGTCGTCGAGGGCCTGATGGAGGGCAAGGCGCCCGAGGACATCAACCCGCTGTCGCCGAACGAGATCATCCCGGTCGCGCTCGGCGGTGGTGTGCACCGTCTGGCGGCCGGCAACGGTTCGAGCGTGGTGCAGCAGGAACTCACGCGGACCCAGGCGCTCATCGAGCACAACACCGGCAATCCGTCCGTGCGCACCGAGGGCAACATCCGCGGGTCGTCGATCACCACCGGCCGGTCGATTGAGAAGGCCCAAGGTCCGCTCTTCACGCGCACGCAGTACCGCACCGAGATCCTGTCCTTCTTCCTCGAGATGATGAACTCCGACGCGGTCAAGATGCAGGAGGCGGTCTTCCCTGGCGAGGAGTTCGAGCTCTTCGGCACACAGGGACGGCTGGGTTCGCCGTACGCAATCAAGATGCGCAGCGAGGAGTTGCAGGGCTACGGCTTCAACAAGGTGCTCTACTCCCCGGCGATGGGGCTGGGGCTCGAGGCGCGCATCGTGGCCATGCTGCAACTGACCAGCGGCGAGAACCCGCTCGCTGATCGGCGCAGCGCGATCGAGTTCATCGGCATGACCGACCACCCCGAGGAGATGATGAAGCGCATCGACGCGGACATGGAGCGTCGGGTCGAGCAGCAGGTCCGCCTGCGCACTCTGGCCAGCGGCGGCCGCGCCGGAGCGCCCACTGCGCCGACCGGGCCCGAGGCTGTCCTCAAGGGCGCGGCCTCACTCGAGGCTGGTGGCCAGCCGCCCGCGCTCGGTGCCGCCGGTGCTGCGGCGCCCGCTGCTAATCTTCCGGCGGGCGCGGCGGTTCCCTCGGTCGCCCCCCAAGGTGCCCCGGCTGCTGCCGCGCCCACTCTGCCCGCGCTGGACCGGCTCTCCCCGCCGAGCGCCGATGTCGGCGACACCAGCATCACCGGACTCAGCGCTTCGCCAGCGCAGCAGGTCGCGCGCATCGTGCGCACCATCCCCGATCTGCACGCGGCGGTGTACCTGATGGAGCAGGGCACCAAGATCATCGTCTACTGCGAGAACTTCATCGACGCCAAGCGCGTGCGCAAGGCGCTGGCGAATCTGTACGAGGGCACCGTCTACGTGCGCACCAGCAAGAACGTTCCCGAGGGCGCTCGGCCGATCACCACATAAGGAGGAGCGGGATGCACTGGTACTGCGCGAGTTGCGGCTGCGATCTGGGCAACATCAGTCTCATCGCCGCGACGCAGCACTGCCCGGTGTGCTTCGGCACGGCGTTTTCGGAGCTGCGGCGATGCGAGAAACGCACCGTGCACGGCATCAACTGCACCTGCCTGAGTTCCAGTTCGGGCGCGAGCACCGTGACGCGTAAATCGAATCTGAAGGTCATGTAGAAAAGGAGGTTACAAGTGGCAAAACCGAATCCACACGCCAAGCTCGGTCAGGGCGGTCGCTTCGCTGCGGTGAAGGCCAGCGCGGCCGCATCCGGTGCGCGTAATCCTGCCGCAGTCGCGGCGGCTGCTGGCCGGGCGAAGTACGGCGCGGCCAAGATGGCAAAGATGGCCGCAGCGGGACGGAAGAAGTGAGTCCGCTCACCAAGAAGGGCGCCAAGATCAAGGCGGCGATGCAGAAGGAATACGGTTCTCAGAAGGGGACGCAGGTCTTCTACGCCTCGCAGAACAAGGGCACGATTCGGGGCACGCACAAGGGCAAGAAGTAGCGCGTGGCGTACAACATCGACCTGCGCGACCGCATGGGCGTCGATGTCGGTCGTCCGTACGAGGATGCCGCCACGCGCCAGCGTTCGATCCGCGCCGCGCGGTCGGTCGGCGGGCGGACGCGGATGGGCGGCGAGGTCATTGGTGCCGAAGAGGAGCCGACACCACCGACCGGACCGACCTTCGCTGGCCCAGCGGCGGGCCAGCCGCGCTCGCCGCTGCTACCCGGCGCGATCCACACGCTCGGCGGCCCGCGCGCGAACGCGCCCGGCGCACCGCCGGGCGTTGAGGGCGCGTTCGAGTTCATCCGTCGCGGCGGCGCGCGCGTCTCGGAGGGCCTGAGCGGCATCACCTCCGGCTTCGCTGAAGCCTTCCCGACCGTCGATTCGTTCTGGTCGGCGCTTTCGGCCTTCGTTCCGGCGTCCAAGAAGACCAAAGAGGGTGTCAAGGCCCTCACGCGGGCCGAAACCGGTGTCGGGAAGGCCGCCGTCGGCGTCGTGGGCGTCGCCGCGTCGCCGTTTGTGGCGGCGGTGGACACCGCGCGCATCGAAGCCGTCCGCAACAGCCCGGTGATGCGCGATATGTTCGAGGCGCAGCTCGGCGCGTTGCCCGAAGGGCGCGGCGCCGATCCGATCGCCCAGTCGGAGACCGCGCGCATCGTGCTCGACCAGACGCGCGACCTGATGCAGCGTGCCGCGCGCGACCAGACCCTCGGCGGCGACACGCGTGCGGCGGCGTCGATCGTCGGCGGACTCATCATGGCCGAAGACTTCGCCGAGCTCGCCGGACCGCAGATCGTGCGCTCCGTTCCGACGATCGCGCGCGCGGTGACGAACTCGGCGCTGTGGCGGCGGCTGAACGGCGTCCGTGCCGACCGCATCGTCGGCCCGCAGGCCGACCAACTTCGCCTCTCGGCCCTAGCCAGCGCGGACGACGAACTCACCCGCGCGGCGGACAGTGTCGCGGCTTCTGCGCCGACGACGCCAGCGGGAGTCGTGCAGCAGAAAGTGACCCTCTCGCAGATCGTCGCCGATCGCGCCCTAGTCCGCGCGCAGCGCAGCGGACTCGGCGATGTCGTCGAGACGCTGTCCTCGCAGGACGAGGCGGCGCTGTTGGACGGCATCCGCCAGACCGCGATGTCCTACCGCCTCGCGGTCGAGAGTGTGGAGCGTCCACATCTGGGCCTGCTGCTCGAGCAGGCCGTGCGGCGCTCCGAGCGTCGCGTGCGCACGCTCACCGAGCGCGCCGCGACCGAAGGACTGGTCTCGAAGATGAGGACGGTGACCGAAGGCGTGACGGTGGAGAACAAGCCGGTCCGCGCGCGCCGCTTCGTGTCCGAGCTAGACGAACTCATCGAGGGCATCGAGTCCGCAGCACTGCGCGCTGGCCAGCCCATCCCCGAGGAGGTTCTGCTGCCGCTACGCGAGCACCGCGCGGCGGCGTACGACTATCTCCGCTCGGTCGACGCGCAGAACGCTGCGCTGGCGCGCGCCCAGAGGGTCGCGCGCTTCCGGGCGCGAGAGGCGGGCAAGGCCGAGACCGCCGCGAAGGGCGAGACCAAGAAGGCCGAGACTGCGCTGAGGGGCGCGCAGAAGAAGACCGAGAAGGCGGCCGGCGCCTACGGTCGCGCGACCGAAACCGCGCAGGCGAAGGCATCCGAGGGTATCGAGACGCTCGAGCAGCGTCAGGCGCGGATCGCCGAGCGACTGCGCACTGCGAAGGAAGCGCGCGTGCGCATCGTCGGCGATCCCAACCCGCAGGGCGGCTACCTGTCTGAGGACGTGGCCGAGGTCTGGGACACGATGCGCATGCATACCGGCAAGATCGACTCGCCGGCGATGGTCGATTCGATGACCGCCTACGTGAAGGCTCACGGCCCGGAGATCGAGGACGCGGTCCGGCACGTTTCATGGCGCACGATCACCAACGACCTCGCTGAGATGACCAGCGCGAAGCTCGACGATCTGCGTAAGGCGCTGCCGGAGACGACCGAACTGACCCGGACGCTCTACGTCGCCAAGCAGGTGCTCATCCAGAAGGTCCACGACTGGCACGACCTCGGCACGGCGGTGCGCGACGGCCGCGCCACCGGCGCGGATCTCGACCGGGCGACGGCCGAACTGATGCAGTTCTCGCGCAGCGTCACCGCCGGCGTCGGAGAGACGGGTCGCGCGCTCGGCGCGCAGCGCATCGTGAACAAGGAACTCGCCGGGCGCATCGTCGAGGGTAACCAGACCGCGCGGATGTCCTACGCGCGGATGGAACGGCTGGCCAAGCAGATCGACCAACTCGATGCGGAGATCGGTGCCGTGAAGGCTGGCGCCGAGACGCCAAAGGTCGTTGCCGCGCGGCTGAAGATGGAGCGGCTGGTGCAGGACTTCGATGCCGCGGCTGGGGACTTCGACCGCGCCCGCGCGGCCGCCGCCGTGACCTCACGCGAGGCCGAGCGCGTGTACCTCGAGACCGCGATCAAACTCGGTGCCGACAAGGAGAAACTCGCGGCGCTGTCGTTCATCGAACCCGACGATGTGGCTGGCATCCTCACCTTCCTGCGCGAGCTCAAGCCTCCGACGGTCGGCGAGCGTTTCACGCGCTATCTGCTGGCGAACACCTACGGCGGCTTCCCCGGCGTGGTGGCCAACGTGGTGAACACCGGACTCTCGGTGCTGAAGAACGAGGCGCTGATCCGACCCGCGACCAAACTCACCGCACCGATCGCGGAGCGCATCGCCAACGTGCCGTACTCGCGTGTCAGTGGTGAGACGCGGGCGGCGTGGACCGGACTGTTCACCTCCATTCCCGACGCGGCGCGCATCGCTACGGCCGCCGTGGTGACTGGCGAGAGTCCGGCACAACTCGCGATCAGATATGGAGTGCGATCGGGCGACATCGCCTCGATGCTCGGAGTGGCAGACTCGCCGCTGGTGCGTGGCGTGAAGGGCCTGCTCGTCGAGTCTTCGCTGCGTTTCCTGCAAGCGCCGGACCTCTTCTGGAAGGCCATTCAGAACATGGCCGAGGCCCGCGCGCTCATCATGCGCGATGCGTACGCCGCCGGGAAGGGCGACGCTGCGGCGGCGGCGCAACTCACCGGACTGCTCACGCAGCCATCGCACGAGCAGATCCTCCGCGCCAGCGATGTCGGCCGGCGCATCACGATGAACATGCCGGCGCAGCGATCGGGCGGGAACTTCTACGAGCAGTTGCAGCGCGGAATCCTTAACGTCCTCGACGCCAACGTCGGCGGCTTCGCGCCCCTGCGCGTCCTCGTCCCGGCCGCGCGGTTCGGCATGAACCAGGCACAACTCGGCGCGCAACTTTCCGGCTTCGGTGTCGTGTCCGGCGTCCGCCTCGCGGCGCGCGCGCGCAACGCGAACCTGCCCCAACTCGAGCGCGTGGGCATGACCCGGCAAGCGTCAACCGAGATGGCCGAGGGCGCGCTCGGCGCGATGAACGTCGTCATCGCCAGCAACCTGTATGACCAAGGACTGATGACCGGTGCCTACCCGGACAGTCCGACCGAGCGCCAGGAGTGGGACCGCCAGCACAAGCAGGAAATGAGCATCAAGATCGGCGGCCGCTGGCTGCCGATGGGACTGCTCGGCCCGCTCGGCGCTCCGTTCGCGATCGTGGCCATCGTGCGCGACCAACTGGCCACCACCGACGATGCCACGGTGCAGGACCGCATCGCGCGGATCTCCGGCGGCGTCGGCCGCTATCTGTCGGACCAGCCGGCGTTCACCGCGACGCGTGAGCTCCTCGATGTTGTCTACTCGGCGCTCAACTACGGCGGCAGCGTCGCGCTGGACCGCTGGTCGTCGCTGCAAGCGAGCAAGATCATTCCCAGCGGCGCCGAGATCCGTTCGATGACGGCGGTCTTCGACCACTACAAGCGCGACCCGGACGGCTTCGTCGAGTGGTTCTACTCGCGCTTTCCCTCGACGCCGCTCACGCCGGGCTCCCAGCAGGTCCGGCCGCAGGTCGACCCGACGACCGGGCAGCCGGTGGAGCGCGCGGTGACCGGACCCGGCGCGGCGATCTCTTACGGTGGCGCGCAGGAGCGCACGCTCACACCCGCCCAACTTGAGCAAGTTGACGACCCGATCTCGCGTCCGGGCAGCCGCATCGGTGGCGAGCCGATCACGCCGGACGAGCGCAACACCTACGAGCGACTCGCTGGCACGGCGGTCGCGGACGGGATAGCGAAGCTCATCGAGACCGAGGCGTACAAGGCCGCGCCGACCGGTCAGGCCAAGCAGGCGATGCGCATGAACGTGGTCAACGAGGCCCGCCAGGACGCCCGCGCGCAGATCGCGGCGCAGGCCCTCGCGCGCGCGAAGGACCCGATAGGCGCGCTGCACGCGGCGCTGATGGTGCGCTCCACGGCGAACGAGGCCAGCCGTCCGTGGACCTACACCGCCGCGCTCGCGGCGCTCGATCGCAGCAAGCTGCTCACGCCCGAGGTCATCGGCAAGATCGACGAGTCTCGGTCGTTCCGACCGGACGGCACGGCAGCCTCGACGGTGGCCGAGCAACTCAAGATCGCGCCGCTGGTGGAGCAGTACATGGCCCTGCCGCCCTTCCGCCAGGGCGACAACGCGGAGTGGGCGGAGCTGCGGCGTCGGCTGCGCGATCTGGCCGAAGTCCGGGCGCGCGACGTACGCGCGGCGGACAAAATCGAGCGCAGCGACCCTATCCTTCGTCGGTATGCTGGCGGCAGAGTCGACGATCCGCGTCGTGAGCGTCTGTTGGCGCGCAATCCCGAACTCCGTCCGTACATCGCCGGCAGCACCTACTGGCAGGAGTTGAGGTAAGTGGATCAATACGGCGAGAGTCCGTACACCGGGACGACGACCGCCGCGCGCGGCTCGCAACTCAATATCCCCGGTAACATCCTGCCGTGGGTTGAGGACGCGGCGGATGCGTATGGCATCCCGGTCGCGGTGCTGGCGTCGATGATCTATCAGGAGTCACGCTGGAACGGTCTGGACGACGCGTTCGGTCCCGCGCTGATCTTCCAGGCGGCGGAGCAACTCCGGTCGTCCTTCGATCAGCACTACTGGGGCGACGATGATGTCGACCCGAACTCGCTGACCGCGTGGGCCTACGCCGCCGCGTCCTACGCGCGACCGGATAACACGCAGGGCTACATGAACGCGATCTTCAGCAACCTCGGTCTGCGCACCGATGACATCACCGACACGTACTGGGACAATCCCGAGAACCAGCAGGCGCTCTGGGTCTACGCGCCCGACAAGACGTTGGCGTCGGAGACCAGCAAGCACCGTCTGGCGTCCTTCCCCGGCGGCATCGGCGGTTTCACCGTTGGCGGAGCGGCCCCTGCTGGTAGCCGACCCGCGACGATCAGCGACATCTACGACCTGTTCCAGAACTACCTCGGCCGTCCGCCCAAGAACGACGAGGAGGCCATCGGCTACGGTCGCGTTGGGCGATCACTCGCGTCGATCGCGCAGGAGCTCGAGAACTCGCCCGAGGGCAAGGCGTGGCGCGAGGGCGGACAGGCGATCACCGCATCGCGGTCGTGGGCGACCGGCATGTTCCGCGAGTACTTCGGCCGCGACCCGACGAACGACGAGCTGCGTACGGTGATGAACAACGGCTGGACGCCGCAGCAACTTGAGATGTACCTACGCGCGCAGCCGTACGGCAATACCAAGGCCACAGTCGGTGCGGTCACTGATCTGCGGTCCTCGATGAACCGTGCCGCCATCGACATCCTCGGCCGCGACGCGACACCGGAGGAGATCAACTGGGCCGTGGTCAACGGTATCCCGGCGAATCACGCGACCGCCTTCTACGAGCAGGTCCGTGACAAGACGGTCTGGGGTGTGAACCCGGACAAGTACCGGACGTTCCGTACCCTCGTGCAGCAGACGCTCAAGAACTACGGCATCACCGCCGAGGAGCGTGACATCGACCCCACCATCGTGAACCGCGCGGCGGAGGGCAACTGGTCCGATGCTCAGGTGCGCGCCGCGATCGGTCAGATGCAGGCGCCGGGTCAGGCGCCCGGCGTGACCATCGAGAAGTACGCCTCCACGCGCGACATGGGCGAGCGTCTGTATGGCACGTACTTCCCCGGCGAGAACCTACCGGACTCGATCGTGGCCACGCTGGTCAACCTAACCCCGGACCAGATGCGCGAGTACGTGCGCTCGCTGCCGTCGCGCGAGAATCCGGCGATCCAGGCCGGCGCGTACCACGACGCCAAGCTCGTCGCCGGAGACATCCTGGGTCGCGTCGGCGTCGTCGGGCGCATGCCGCGGCCGAACGAAATCGCGATCTTCGCCAACACCGGAATGAACGCCGAGGCGATTGATGCTTACTACCGCAACCTGCCCGAGCTCCTCGCGGAAAATCCTGGTCTGCCCTACAACCTCAGTGCGGAGGAGTACAAGCAGAAGCGCAGCGCGATCGAGTCGGCGTACACGCAGATGTTCGGCAGCTCCACCGCGCCAGCCACGACACCCACGCCGACGCCCGGCACCATCCCTAGCAGTCAGGCAGCGGGCGTGCGACGCCTCGCCGCGCCACCGCCGGGCGCGGTGTACGCCGGCGGATCGGCGGACGGCTCGCAGGTGATCTACCGGATGCCGGACGGCAGTTTCGTCAACGTCACGCCCGGCGTCTCGCCGTCGCCCGTCCAGCCCGTGATCGCCGCGCCGGGTGAGCCAGCCTGGATGAAGGCGCTGCTGCAAGAAGGTTTTTCAAGCGAGGAGACGCGCGACGTGTTCGCCGACTACTTCAAGCGACTGGGTCGTGCGCCCTCACCGGACGAGATCCGCGCCTCGCGCACGCGACCGAAGTTCGACTACCGTGAGCGCATCGCGGGCGAGATCGGCCGACCGACCGAACTCGGGCCGACGTTGGGTGGTCTGGGCGGACCCGGTCGCGGACCGGCCATCTAATGCCTAGCCGGATCGTGTTCGACACCGTCGCCGGTACCGCAGGCGAACGCCAGCGCGCGTACCGGGAAGGCGACTCGACGCACCTTGAGTACAGCAACGGCGTGGAGCTCACCGTCGAGAAGACGGGTGACGGTGGTCAGGACGGCATGCTCAAGGAGGTGCGTACCGTGACGCGCACCAAAACACGGCGCACCTACGGGATCACGCAGTACGCTCCGGGGCAATACGAGCGAATCTTCAAGAGGGAGAAGGATTAGTGGGCGAAGAGAATGACGAGGGACAAGTCGTAGAGGAGATCACCGAGCAGGACCCGACCGAGGTCGCGGCGAAGGCGCTGCACGACGGCGGCGATGAAGTCGGGGCGCTGAAGTTGCAGCTCGAGCATGAGAAGCGCGCGCGGCTGCGCGCCGAAGCGAAAGTGCGCGAGCGGGACCTCGAGTCGTACAAGGCCGAGATCATCGGCGAGGGCAAGGAGTTCGAGTACGCGGACCCGAGCCTAGTCACCGGTTCGAGCAAGCAGGCCATCCGTGCCAGCGCGGAGAAGCTGCATCGCTCCGTGGCGGCGGTCATCGAGAAGCGTGGCCTCAAGCCCAGCGGAGCTGCGCCGCCTCCGGGCACACCACCGGCGGAGAAGAGTCTGGCGGAAAAGAAAGCGGACTGGGGGCCGCCGCCGCCAGCCTCGAAGGAAGCGTCGAGCGAATCGCCGAAGCCGTGGGCCGACATTCAGCGCGGCGCGGCGGACGGCTCGATGTCGCGCGAGCAGGTCATGGATGAGGTGTTCGGCAAGTCCGGCGTACCGCGCATCAGCCGACCATCGATCCGTGGCGCGGCGATCCGGGTCCGCGAAGAGGCGGCTGCGGAGCCGGCGAAGACCTAAAAAGAGGAAGGGGCGCCGGTCATCCGGCGCCCCAACCCAACATGGCGTCAGCATCATAGGCGCCCTGTGGTAGCGTTCGGCTCACGCGGCATGGTGGGTCGGCCCGTCGAAAAGTACAGACGCTCGAGCCGGGCCGACCCTCCTCCCCACAACGGCCCCTGCGATAGGACGACCACCGGTTTGACACGGTGGTCGCTCTGTTTGTAGAGTCCATCGGCCCCCGGAGTACCGCTGAACCGACGACACGGAAGAGGCCGAAGGGCAGAGGGCCGACCCGCGCTCCTGACCGCAAGGAACGATCGCCGTGACAACGGCGAACGCCGTTAGGGATGCGTGAATAAGCCGGGCTATGTCGCGGGGCACTGATCGACCGCCGAAAGGCGGTCGTTCTGTGTCTGTCACACGTGGAACGTTGCGCTGATGCTGTACGCTCTCGCCCAGCGTCAACCTACGCCGCCGAGGAAGGGCCAGCGCGCCAGCGTCGTCCTTCCGTGACCTAGCGCCGTTGACCGCAGCAAACGGTGCGCCCTGCGCAGCGGGGTTCACGGAAGGGATGCGGTCTTGGCACTACAGAGTCACACCGGCTACGGCACGCCGGACATCACCGCAGGCACTCAGGTCTTCGACTACTCCCCAGTGCTGCTAGCGAGCCTGCGCCTCGAGGAAGCGTGGATCGCGCACTGCCCGATCGGCAAAGAGACACAGGATGTCGTCGCGTACTGGGAAGAGGACTCGCTCGTCGGCAACCAGGTCACTACGACGGCGACCCTCGCCACCGGTGGCGTCACCCTCACGGCATCGACGGCCGATCTCACCAAGGTCGGCTACAACGCCACCGCTGGATTGCAGCGCGTTGGTGCGGTTTTGCAAGTCATCAGCGGTCCGGGTGGCGGCGCGGCCGGCACGCCCGTCGACAACGGCGAGCAGGTGCAGATCACGGCCTTCCCGTCGGCGACGACCGCGACCATCACACGCGCCTACGGTCTAACGGCCGACCCCGGCTCGACGTATCCGTCAGGCGCGGTGTTCAAGCTCGTCGGGTGGCCACTGCCGGAGAACTCCGGTCTCGGCCCGGACCAGACGCGCGCGCGCACCATCCGCTACAACTTCGTGGAGACCTTCGGCCGCGACATCACGATCACACGGCACCAGGCGCTTCGTCAGATGCAGACCATCGACGACGAGATGCGTTACCAGATCAGTCAGCGCGCGATCGAGATGAAGCGCGAGATGAACGACGCGGCCCTCTTCGGCTCACCGTCGGGCACGCTCACCGGTACGTTCCCGATCTCGACCGGCGCGGGCGACAACCGCACGATGGCGGGCCTGCTGTACTTCCTGCGTCAGGCGGGCGGCGCGGCCGCTGGCGCGACGCTGGATTCCACCGCCGAGGCGCTCACGGCGGTCGTGCTCAACAACCTCGTCTTCGCGACCTGGAAGCTCGGCGCGTCGCCACGGCTCATTGTCGTCGGCGGTAAGCAGGAGCGGGTCATCCAGGGCTTCGGCGACGACAAGATCCGCATTGTTCCCGACACCGTCATCCGCGAGGGCTTCCGTACCCTGTTCCGCACGGACGTGGGTCCGGTGCTCAAGATGGTCGTCGACGGCAACATGAGCAACGGTGCGGACGGATCCGTCGCGATCGTCGACCAGACGCGCATCGCGCTTCGGCCGTTCACCCAGAGCCAGTTCTTCCTGCTCACCGCTCCGACGCTGAACGATGGCGACTCGGCGCGGCTGCTGGCGGACTGGACGTTCGAGTGCCGCAACGCGGTCGCATCGTTGCAAGCGCACGCGCTCCACACGGCCCTAACGATCCCCGCGTAGTAGCGGAGGTGTGATGAAGGAAGGAGCGCAGGCATGACCTACAAAACGGGCACGCAGGTGGCGAAGGGGGGCCTCACGGCCCCCGTCGCCGCTCGCATCGCATCCTCGACCGCAGCCGCGACTTTCGAGAACACGGTCTACGCCGAGCCGCCGTTCACCTCCGATGCGGACAACGGCAACGACTCGCTCGTCTATGGCCGCACGACCCTGCGAAAGGTCAAGGGTGTCTACATCACCGCCGACGCGGCGATGACTGGCGCCACCGCCACCGCGGCGACACTCACGGTCAAGCGGTACGACTCCGCCGGCGCCAACGGGGTCACCGTGGCAACGCTGGCGTTCGTCACCGGTGTCGACCTCGTCGCCTTCGCGCGCAAGACCATCCCGCTCTCCACCACCCTCGCCAACCTCAACATCCGTGACGGCGACACGCTCACCATCGCCAAGACCGTCGCCGGAGCTGGGACCGCCACACCGAACCTCACCGTCGAAGTGGACATGGCCTGATGCCGATTCCGAAGGGCGCCAAAGTCACGCGCATGGCCGACGACGCGACGACCAAGGCCATCGTGCGTGACATGCAGGGTGCTCCGGCCGCCTACCCGCGCGGCGGCGGCGGCTCAAGGGTGTGGGCCATCGGCGATGGAAAGAGTGTCAGCGATGTCTGGGGCGGATCCGGTCTGGGAGACTGGAAGACGGGCGAGACCATCGACTCGCGCAACCCATTCGTGAAGGGAGTCAAGTGACATGGCAGATGTTCCGATGAACAGCGACATCACCGAGTCCAACAAGCCGGCGGAGACTAAGCAGGCCGCGTCGCAGAGCTTCCCGGCGTCCGCGCCGGAGAGTGCTGGCAAGGCGCTCATCGCCAAGGAGCCACGCAAGGTGATGACCGGACGGCTCGGCAAGTTCTAGATGGCCGGCACGTGGGCGCTCGTTGTCCTGAAGGTCTGGGCCGGTGTCGCCACCGGTGTGGGCGGCTTCTCGGCCTCCCTTGATATCGGCAACGCGCCCTTCGTCACCGTGTTCGGCAGCGTCAGCGGCGCCGCGACCGTCACGCTGCAAGTGAGCGCCGATGGCGTCACGTTCTACGACACCACCTCGAACCAGGCGGCGACCGCAGATGTCGGATTCAGCGCGACGATCGCCGCGAAGTACGTGCGCCTCAAGTCATCCGCGAACGTCACCGCGACCATCTACATCGCGGCGAAGGGATCCGCTGCATGAGCGGGGCGCTCAAGGCGGTGACCGGAGTCATCTTCTACGACGACCCTGATCGGGGCCAGTGGGAAGTCCCGACGTTCACCTGTCCACACTGCATGACCGTCGGCCGTGTCTCCGCGAACCTTGACGGCGTCGGTGGGGACGACGGCGGCTGGTGCTTTCCGTGCGGTCGCCTTCTGTGCAAGCGCGACCGCTGTCACGGCGAGTGCGTGCCGTTCCTTCGCGCCTACGCCGACTCGCACAAGGACAAGAATCTGAGGAGGGTCATCTAAATGGCCAAGGAGCGCTACACCGTAGTCAGCGAGCTCAACACCTCCGGCACGGCCGACACCAGTACGTTCGCCCTCGGGGGCATCTCGGCCGCGAGCCGTGGGTTCGAGATATACGAGTTCATCGCGGCAGTGAAGGGCGCCCAGTCGGACACCCGGCACGTCGCCGAGATCAGCCGCACCACGACCACCATCACGGCGGGCACCGCGATCACGCCGGAAGTCCTGTACACCGGCGGCGCGGCGGCGACCTCGACGTGGTCGTCCGCTCCGACCGGCGCGACTCTGGCGGCGAACCCGATGAAGCGCCTGACGTTTAACGGCCGAGCTACGGTCCGCTGGGCGGCGCTCGATCCCGACAGTCGGTTGGTCGTGCAGGCTGGCGGCGGCACCGCAGGCACGCTGGTCGTCGTGAACCGCAACAGCGCGGCTGCGGCGATCGGTACGCTGAACGAGGTCTCGATCGCCGAGTAATCCACCGCGCGATACGCCACCGTCGAAGAGGAGGACGAGGATGCGTCGCATCGTCGCCATAACGCTCGCGACCATCCTCGTCTCCATCATGAGCGAAGACGGTGGCGTATAGGCAATTAGATGGACTACCAGACTGCGGTAGATGACCACATCCGTCCGCGCTCCCTAGCGTTTTTGGGATCGGTTCGTGATGCCTTACTTCCGCTGGGCATAAAAATCACCGACATCCTCATCGAGGAAGCCGATACGGTGGATTTGCGCTTTCAGCTCACCGCGATCGGGTTGCTGGGACGTAGATTCATCTGTGCTGTCGAGTTAACCGATACCGTTCGCTTCGGCGATGCGGGAAACGGTAAGGGTGTGCTGACGCTCAATGTTGAAGATGCGCTGACCTCGCTCTCGCTAACCACGTATTCGGCAGGAGAAGCACAGGCATACGTTGAACCGGGCGGGGCTGACGCGCTTGTGTCCAAACTAGACGACATCGACGGTGCCCTGCCAGAGGTCATCACCAAAGCTCGTCTTGCGCTAGGGATTTAAGTGGCGACTCCGACCTTTTCTTGTGGATTCGAGTGCGGAGTCATTGGCTCCACCGATGTCGGGCAGCACTGGATTACTCCCGCCTCCGCGACCATCGTTGGAAGTGGGTCACAGCGCAATGGTGATCGTGCCCTAAGACTAAATCCGAGTGCCGCACAGGGGTTCGCGCGTAGAGCGGTAACGGCTTCTGTCAATCAGGTTCTACGGGTAGGCATGAACATCGTGACGGCACCGGGTGCCGACATAGCGATGGCCGGATTCGGGAATGCAGGCGGCACGCGTCAGAGCGGTCTTGGCTACAAGTCCTCAGACGGCAAGTGGTACGCGTGCGCGCAAACAGATGGCGGCGCTGTCGCATTCGGTGCGACTGGGGTAACGCTTGGCGCTGGATGGCACTTTGTCGATATGAAGATCAACGCCAGTGCCAATCCGTGGACTGTTGATGTGAGCGTGGACGGTACGACTCTTGGACAGGTGACCGTTGGACTTGCCTCGAATAATCAGGACAAGCTCATCCTAGGTGCATTCGACCCGACGACCATTCCTACGTGGACCGGTGACATCTTTTTCGACGATGTTCTCGCTTCCAATACCTTAGCGGACTACCCGTTCGGCGATGGCTACGTTAATCAGTTTGTCTCGGTATCGGATGGCACTCATAACGTCGCCGGGGCGGCGGACTTTAAGCACGGAACTGCTGGAACCGATATCACGAACGCGACCACTGACGCATGGACTCTTGTGGCGGATGTTCCACTCCCAACTGGAACCCCGAGCACTACCGATCTCATTTCTAATATCGCTCCGCCGAACGCTACTGACTACGTGAAGGTCATCATTGGTCCGGCGCCGGGGATATCCACGCCGACGACCGGGCCGCGCGCGGTCGAGGCCATCGCAGCCATTCATCAGGCCGGCACAGGCACCGGGAACATGGAGATACGCCTCGACGACAACGGCACCAAGGACGCGATCTACTCGGCGACCACCGTCGCCGGCACGACAGCGTTCAAGTACGTGCGTAAGCACTATGCGACCGCGCCATCTACCGGGGCAGCGTGGACCAGCGCATTGTTCAACGCGATACAGGTGGAGTTCGGTTCCCCAGCTGCGGTCGATGCGAACCCAGACCAGTACTACGACGCGATGATGTTCGAGGGCGAGTTCGTGCAGGTTGCGGCACCCGGTCGCGCTCCGACGCGTAACAGAATGAGAAACTGGCCGAGTGTCGTGGCTTCGTGGCTGCGTGCGTGGTCTGGTTGGCTGGACCCAGTATGGACAGTGAGGAAAGGAAGCGTGAGACATGAGTCGCATCTATAGCGTCGCGTTCAGCGGCGACATCGCCGCAGCCGACACCGACGTGGACCTCGTCGAAATCCTCCCGGCCGACGACAAGCCCTGCAAGCTCGTCGGCTTCGTGCTGGGTCAGATCAGCGAGATCAAGGAGGCCGAGGAAGAGGGCATCCGCGTCAGCGTCATCCGTCTGCCCGCCACGGTGACCTCCGGCAGCGGCGGCAGCGCGGCGACGCCGGCGCCGATGGACAGCGCCGATGTGGCCGCCGGCTTCGCCGCAGAGACCAAGAACACCACCGTGGCGACGACATCCGGTACTGCGGTCACGCTCGACGAGATGGGCTGGAACCTGCGCGGCGCCCCGGTCGAGCGGTGGTGGCCTGACCCCCAGCTCCGTCCCAAGGTCAAGCAGGGCGAGGGTCTGGTCGTGCGTTGGCAGACGACGGTGATCGACACGGTCACCATGCAGTTCACCGCCTACATCGAAGAGGAATAACCCTTGCCCTTCTGGCGGGGGCAGTCGTGGTCGAGACGGACCCGGCTGCGGCGTGCCCCGCCAGGTCCGGCACCGGCTCCGTTCGATCCCGCGACCGAGGGTCTGCCGCTATCCGTTGAACCGAGCCGCGTTGTCTCGCCCGATCAGGCGGACCAGTGGTCGGCCGCGCAAGATTCGATCTACAGCACCGGGACTTACGATGCCGTACCGCCGACGGTCGGACTTCCGCTTTATGTAGACGCCGGGCCGTTTGCTAGTCCCGCGCAGGCGGACCAGTGGTTCAGCGTCGTCGACTTCACGGTAGCCACCGCTCCGGCATTCGACCCAACGACCGTCCCGCTGCTTGAGCAGCCGGTCTTCCCGCTGTTCGCGCAGAGCGAGGGTTGGCTGGCCGCGCAGGAATCGGTCTACAGCACCGGGACTTACGATGCCGTACCGCCGACGGTCGGACTGCCCCTCTATGTAGACGAGACCGAGCACGCCACTCCGGCGTCCTTCGCCCAGACCGATCGCTGGTCCGTCGATCTAGACACCCATGCTGCGACGTTTGACCCCAACCACGTCGGCAACACTTTCGATGCTGCGTTCTCCCTCAAATGGGAGAACAGCGCGCACATCTTCGCGATGGCCGATGGCGCGGTCCTCGCCGTCTGGAATGCTCGGGTCAACCCGAACTCCTCTAGTTTCCGTGTCTTCTATGCGCTGCGGCGCGCGGGCGCCGCCGAGTTCGACCCGATGGTGAATGTCGGCGTCACGGTGTCGGAACTCCTCAAGGCCACTCGCAAGAGCGACGACATCTTCGTCATCGCCTACGACCACAACAGCTTCCCGGTCAAACTCACGCTGCACAAACTTTCGTACTCGGCCGGCACGATAACGCGGACCCAGGTCACCGCGCTGCTCGGCCGTACGGCACCGCCAGATCCCGTCGATGACACCTACGTCGATGTCTATGGCATCTATTACGACGCGACCAACGATCTGGTGCATGTCTGGGGCGACCGCGACGATGCCGTCTCGAACCGTGAGGCCTACCTTCAGGCTTGGACACCGAGCCTGAGCCTTGCGTATCAGACCATCGTCGATCCGGTCAGGCCGGTCGGCGACAACGAGGCCGGCACGTGGATGACGCTGGTGGGCGACGGCGGCTCGACTTTCTTTGCTGCTGAACTCGATCCGAGCGTTGCGGATGGCCAACTCTACGTGCGCCGGGTCGCGGCCACTGGCGCGTCGCACACCGTCACAGTCGAAACGGGTGAGCCAAGTCTAGGTTCAGGTCTGAACCGCCTCGCTGCGATCTACGACGGCACCGACATCGTGTTTGTTGCCAGTGGCGGTCTCGAGTTCTCGGTCTCGCAGCGGACCGCCGTCGATACCTACTCGTCTTGGCTGCACATCGGGTCCACTTCCTCACTCGTCCATCCGATGAATCTTGTGCGGCGCCTTGATGGCGCGTCGCTGGCAATCGTCTGGGCACAGCAGGGTCCGGGCGATTCGTTCACCAACATCTACTACCTGCTGCGGGTCCTCCATACCTGGCAGACGACACCGACGCGACTCACACCGGACACCGGTAACGACATCAATGGGACCGGAGCTGTCGACGACACCAATGAATCTGCGGGTCTGATTCGGGTTCTCTACAAGCACAACGCGACCGAACTTGACACAAGGACGTTCCAGATCAGCGACGTTCCTCCGACCGTCGGTCTGCCGCTTTCCGTCGAGCCGATCCCGCCGAGCCCGGCACAGCCGGATGGTTGGGCAGCCGTCGTGGATGTCACCGAGGCGACGGCCCCGCAGTTCGACGCGGCTGTCGTGCCGCTCACGCAGGCCGACATTCAGCCGGTCTTCGCCCAGAACGATCGCTGGGAGGCCCCCTGGCGGCCGCCCAGCGCGTACGAGGCCTGCGTCCTCGGTGATCGCCCGGTCGCGTACTGGCGCCTAGATGACACTGTCGGCCCGGCGCTGGATTCCTCTGGCCAGGGCCACACCGGTACGTACAACGCTGGATTCACGCGCGGCGTCTCGGGACTGGTCGAGCCGTCGAACAACGCTGTGGATTTCGCTGGCGGCGACAACGATCTCATCGACTTCGGTGACATCTTCGACTTCGTCGGCACCGCGAACTACTCGGTCGAAATGTGGGTGCGGCCGACTGTCGTCGATGGCAACTTCCGGCGGCTAATCCAGAAGGGGGCCACCGGCGCTGAAGGCTGGTTCGTCATCAGCCAGTCCACCAACGGTGTCTACGCCGGACGCGTTGTAGCGGGCGTCGAGGTCAACACCGCCCCAGGCGTGCCGCTGGTCGCGAACCAGATCACTCATGTCGTCGCGACCTACGACGGCGCGACCATTCGGGTGTACCTCAACGCCTCCCTGCGAGCAGAAAAGGCCGACGCTCGCAGTCTCAACGACAGTGCCGTCGCCCTTCGCGTCGCTGCCAGTGGCAACTCTGGCAGTGGATTCGCCGGACGCATCGACGAGGTCGCGGTCTACGACTTCGCCCTCACCTCGGAGCAGATCGTCGGTCGCTACGTCTGCGGCTCCGGCGCGGTCATCAGTGGTCTCCCGCTTTCCGTCGAGCCGGTGCCCTACCGGTCGCCCGACCAGACCGATCAGTGGTCTGCCTACCTCGACTTTGCCGAGTACCAGCCGGTCGTCTTCGACGCCTCCGTCGTGCCGCTCACGCAGGCCGAGATCGCCGTGCCGTTCCGGCAGAGCGAGGGTTGGCTGGCGGCACAGGACTCGATCCTCACGACCGCCACCTACGACGCGGTTCCGCCCACCGTTGGGCTGCCGCTCTTCGTGGAGCCGGTGCAACTCACTCCGCCGCAAGCCGATCAGTGGGCCGCACTCGTCGACTTCACCGCCACGCTGCCGCCAACGTTCGACCCGTCCCTCGTCGTCTATGTCGCAGTCGACTCGCCGCCGACGCCGGCGCTCACGGATGGCTGGTTCGTCGGGCAGGAGTCGGTGTACGAGCCGAGCACCTACGCGGTCGTCGCGCCAACGGTCGGCCTCCCCCTCTTCCTCGACGCCGAAGACAGCCGACAGACACGCACGCAGGCGGACCAGTGGTCCTACGCGCTCGATTTCACCGAGACGCTTCCCGTCGTCTTCGACAGCGCGCTCGTGCCGGTCAACGACAACCAGATCGTCACGCCCACTCCCGCACAGGCCGACCAGTGGTCGGCGGTCATCGACTTCACGCCGACGCTGCCGTTCTTCGATCCGGCCACCGTGCCGTTCTTCATCCAGACCGAGCAGCCGTCGCCGGCGCAGACCGACCGCTGGACTGCCGCGCAGCAGTCGATCTACAACCCGTCGACCTATACCACGCCGGCGCCGACGCTGGGCATGCCGCTGTTCTTCTCCGAGGAGCCGCGCGCGCGTTTCCAGCAGACCGATCGCTGGGAGTTCGACTTCACCTTCAACCCGGCGATCATCGGCGCGGCGCTGGGTATCCAGATCGTCCGGCGTGCGGAGCAGATGACCTCCGCCGTGGCCCAGCGTCTTGAGACACCGGTGGCGATTGACCTCGGTCAGGGCGCGCAGCAGGTCGCGATCGGCGACTTCTTCCCCAACACCGACCCGTACACGCGCATGGCGATCGCGCAGTACCCGCACATCTTCCGCATGTCCGACCAGAACACGCTCGCGCTCTACCAGTCCGGCTCCACGTTCCGCTACAAGCTCAAGGGTCTGACGACCTGGCCGGGCACCTCGACGGTCATCCCCTCGCCACCCGGTGCGGGCATGAATAGCGGATCCGATTCGATCTGCACGCGCAACGGCGACATCGTCTACGTACTCACCAGCGGTACGGGAGCGCCAAATAACTTCGCGCCTGCGCTGTACCGCATGAGCTACAGCGGTGGCGTGCTGAGCATCACCAGCGTCGCGCTGACCGCCGAGGAGGGCAACATCGGGCTCGGAATCTACTACGACACCGTCAACAGTCTGGTGCACGTGTGGTACGTGAACTTCACCGCCGGGGTCCGCACCTACCGGGTCGAGGCCCACGATCCGACGACGCTCGCGCTGGTCTACGCGACGACGATCTCCGGCCAGACCAGCGGCACGCCGAACGGCATCACTTCGCACATGGCCGGCAATGGCGCGACGTTCCTAGCCGCAGAGGCCGTCGAGTTCACCACTGCGGTCGTGATCGCGCACTTCTTCACGGCGGGTCCGGCCTCGTACACGATCAGCACCGACAGCGGGCTGCCAGCGAACCCCGCCGAGATCAACCACCTGTCGATGGTGCATGACGGCACGGACTTCCTGATCTTCGCGGAGCACGACATCCTGCCCGCCAACCCGAACACCATCGGCTTCACCCGGCGGGTCTCTGCGGCTTCCTACACCGCCTGGCAGACGGTGGCGACCTCGCCTGGACCGGTCGGCATCTTCATCGACTTCACGGTCGGAATGCGCAACGACACCGGCGACATCGTGGTGCTGTACTCCGACCAGGACGCGTTCTTCACTGACCTGTACGTCGTCTACCGCAAGCTCGGGGTCTGGGACGCCAACCCAGGCACGCTACTGATCCTCGGCGCCGCACCAGACGACAAGCAGCCCGGTCACATCTCGGTGGGGGCGTCGCCGCTGAACGAGCCGGCCAACGTGGTGCGCCTCCTATACGACAAGGTCTTCAGCAACGGGCCGTTGTTCGAACTCGTGCTCGGGCAGGCCAGCAGCGGCGTGCTGCAAGCCGAGCAGATCACGACACCGACCGCCACTAGAATCGACGAATGATGGAGGGGCTGGGATGACCACTGGGCAGGATCTTGTCGACGAGGTCCGGGTCTCGCTCGAGGACTACGGCGCGACCATCACCGACAACTTCAACGGCGACGGCACCACGAAAATCTGGCGCACCTCGTCGAAGCCGGTGAAGACCGGCACGCTGGTGGTGACCATCGGCGGCTCGGCGACGACCGCGTGGACGCTCAACGCCGACAACGGCGAGGTCACCTTCAACACCGCCCCTCCCGGCGCGGCATCGGTCATCATGCAGTACACCAAGGTCGTCTGGCGCGAGGAGCGCATCCTGACCGCGATCAACGCCGGCATCCGCGAAATGAAGGGCAAGGTCTACAACAAGGGCGACATCTTCGTCGCGTTGCAGCAGAACAAGTCTGAGTACGACCTGACCAGCAGCACCGACGTGCCAGCCTCGATCAGCGGCTTCACCTTCCCGACTGACTATGTCGTGGCCACCGCGCGCGCGGCGATCGTGAAGGCTGGCGCGCGCATCCACCAGGCCTTCGTGCTGCGCTCGCTGGACTCGATCTTCGTTCCGTTCGAGTACTTTTCGCGTCCGGGCAGCTCGCACAACCTGCACCTCGACGCGCTCCCGGTGAACAGCGAGGTGCTCAAACTCGTCTACAGCGCACCGCTCACCACGCCGGTCGCGGTCGGCACGACCGTCGACGTGCCGGAGGAGTTCATCCACCTGCCTGTGTGGTACGCGTTGGGCATGGTCATGGAGAAGAAGGAGTCGCCGCGCGTGCGCTTCGACCAGTTGCCGACGATGCAGAACGCCAACGCCTCGCCGGTCGGTAGCCAGCGCCAGACGGGGACGGACTACCTGCGACTCTTCCGCGAGTCGTTGCAGCAGAACCAGATGCCGCCGCTGCCGACGCGCACGCGCAGACAAGTCCGACCGTGGCAGTTCGTGGGCTAGGTGCCGATCCCGCCAGACCGCCCGGCGGTCGCGAACGATCTCGGCGAGCACTGCCAACTCATCATCGGTGATGTCGGCTACAACCTGAGCGGCGGCTCGCGGTTCTCGGTCCGCTCGCAGAAGGCGATGAACGACCGGGCCGTCTTCATCTCGCCCTCGGATCACCTCTCGATGCGAGATGAGGACTACTGGTCGCGCTTCACCATCGCGGACTTCCGCCGCGGCCAGGGCCAAGCCGTGTACAGCGTCGACGACGAGATATCCAAGAGCCGCTTCCTGCGCAGTTTCTTGCTCGACGTGCACGAGCTCGGTGTCGCCCAGCCGCTCAAGAAGATCAACCCGACCGGGAACATCGGCAACCCGGTGCCGATCGGCAACGTCGGCGTACTGCATGTCGCCGGGCAATACCTGTACCGCACTAACGGCGCGCTGGTGGAGTTCTCGCCAGACTGGAAGACCGGAGTGCCGTCCTCGTCGGCAGCCAGCGGACCGGTCATCGAACTTGAGGATGACGGCCAGTTCCTCTACGAGGTCGTCACCGGCTTCGGCATCCAGCGTGTCGCCATCGGCAGCACCGGCGCCGCCGCGCAGTGGACGGGTCCGCTCGCCATTCCTACAGGCCTCACCCTGGTCGATGGCGCGACGAGCGGCGCGCTGCTCTCGGCCACGACCTACAGCTACCGCGTGTCGGCGACGAACGGCCTAGGCGAGACGCTGGCGTCGGCGGCCGTGACGATCCTCACCGGCGGCGGTCCGAACACGCACCGCATCACGCTGACCTGGACACCGGTGCCAGGTGCGACCGGTTACAGGGTCTACGGCCGGAGCGCCGGCGTCGAGCAGTTCATGGCCAGCGTGCTCGGCGGCACGCAGTTCATCGACTCCGGCAGCATCATTCCCAACGGTCCGCTGCCGACCGGCACGTTCATCAATCCGCTGAACCTCAAGCGCATCAAGTGGACGAACCGGTTGGTCTTCGGTGTCGACGACACCACGCTGTATTCGTGGAACCCGAACATCACGGCACCGGTCTCGCCGCTCGCGCTGTTCACCCTGCCGACCGGCTGGACCATGCAGGATCTCGCGCCCAAGCGCGGCGGCGCGATCGACTCACCGGTCATCGTGATGGCCTCAAGCGGCAGTCGCACGATGCTCTGGGAATGGGACGGCACGACCATCCACGACTACCTCGTGCTGCCGACGGGCTTCATCGGCTGCCGCATCCGCTTCTACCTCGGCTCGCTGTTCATCTCCGGCTACCGGCTCAACCCGAAGTTCACCGGGGCGCTGGGCGCCAACAGCAACGACCCGACGCTGGTGGCGTCGGCCTGCGCCTACTACGTGCAGAACGACCAACTCGGCTTCCTCGGGTACCTCGGCCATCCGCCGGGCGTCGGTCTACTCGAGGCCGGGAACCCGACACAGTGGAGCTACCAAACGCCGCGCGACTATCAGATCGACGGCTACGACAACTTCGTCTACTTCGGCTTCGCCCAGGGCTTCAACTACTTGGGCGTCGAGAACCAGGTCTGGCGCTACGACATCGTCAACGGCGGACTGACCGCGATCGCGCGCGTGATCCCGGCGGCGGTCCCCAGCGCCGGCGCCGAGATCAACGGCATGGTCATCTTCCGTGGTGCGCCGGCGATCCAGTGCCAGAACGTCAACCTCACGATGGGTCAGGACCAGTTCGGCAACAGCCTGCTCGGGATCGTCGATGACATCGCCGAACTGGTGACCTCGAACATCTCGCTCGGCCAGCCGTGGGGTCAGACCCTCTGGACGGTCGTCGATATCTCGCACTCGCCGCTGGTCAGTGGCGAGGGCATCCAAGTCGAGTACTCGATCAACAACGACGTGACCAACTCTGGCACCTGGGTCATGGCCGGCATCAGCGAGACGCCGGGCTCGTCCGGTAAGCGCTTCATCATCTCGGACGACCAGACCTGCGTGCAGAGCACTTACATCGCGCTGCGCTTCCGCTTCCGTGGCCAGGTCGACGCCAACGGTTCGAGCACCGCGCCGGCACTGCACACCGCCACGGTCAAGGGCGGCCCGCTCGATCCGCTCGGTCTGCTCATGGACGCGATCGTCAGTTGCCCGGACAAGATGGTCATGTCGAACGGCGAACAAGACTGGCAAGGCCTCTCCGGCAGCGAGCGCATCTTCAACATCGTCAATCTCTACGAGCAGCAGTGCCCGATCAACCTCACGTACATCGCGCCGTCCAACCAGCGGGCGAAGAACCCGCGCACGGTGGTGGTCAAAATCAGCGAGTACGAAATTGTGTCGCCCTCTAGCATCGGGTCTACGCCGGAGACCTGGCTCGAGGGCGACGTGCGTGTCCAGTTCAGGGAGGTGCTCTAGTGGCCCAGCCGATTGAGGAGCTGCGCACCGTACCGAACCTGCTCGAGAACGCCGCAGACTTTCTGCGCGCCGAGGGTTACGACGAGGAAGCCCTAGCCGCCAAGCTCCTCGCGGGCATCGTCCGGCCCTGGCTGCGAATGTACGGACTCGACACGCTGCCGGTGTGGGAGTTCCGCCGACGCTATCTTGAGATCATGCAACTGCTGCTGGGCGGTGTGCCGGACGGCACGCTGCTGCCAGCGCCGCCTGCCCCGCAGCCGCGTCGGGGAGAGATCGTGGAGACGCTCAGTGAGGGCGTCGACGCCTGATGCCAGACTTCGCGCGGCCGCTCGGCCTCGGCGGGGTCATCATCTCAAGTCCCGATCAGATCGCCGACCGCGTCGTCCAGGTTCAGCACGTCGACCCCCAACTCATCGGCATCCAAGACTCCGGCGACATTCGCGTGTTCACCGACGTGAATGGCGATGCCGACATCCAGTGGGTTTACCCCCGGCCGTACCCCGAGGGCCAGATCCCGTTTGTCTGGGTCATGCGCATCGGCGTGACCGGCGAGGAGACCAAGTACCCGACCATCGGCGTCGGCATCGGCGAGCAGCTCGCTAACATCCGCATCCGCGGCGACTGGGTCTTCGACGGCACCATCTTCATCCGAGCGCTAGCGATCGCTGCGGGTGACCACTAGTCATGTCGCCCGAGCTCGTGTCCGAGATCCTGCGCTGGGGGCCGGCGGGGGTGGTGCTGCTGCTGGTGCTCGCGGGCTTCCTAGTGACCAAGGGTCATGCCGACGAGATCCGTGGCCAGCGTGACCGCGCCCTCATGGACGGTCGGGAGTCCACCAGCGGAGTGCGCGAGCTCAGCGCCGGTGTCAAGGATGTCGCGGCCAGCCAACTGCTTGAACTGGACATACTCAAAGAGATACGCGACGAGCTGCGCCGACGTGAACGTACTACTACGTAGGCTGGTGGCGATGCTCGGACTGATTCGGCACGATGGGGCGACCGAGTCGCGCATTGCGGCGCAAGCCCTAGCGCACAAGGCTGCACTGGACGACAAGGATGCTGCACTGAGGACCGTCGGTGCGCTTCGTGCGCGCGTCAACTCGATGAAGCCGCGACAGCGTTGAGTCTTCTTGACCTGATCCTCGCCGTGTGGCTCGCGGCAGGAAGCGCTGCCTTCTACTACTCCTGGCGCAAGTACCGTCAGGCCACGGCCGACCGCGCGAACCGGCACGCTGAATCAGGCGACGGTCAGATCGTGTTCCTGGTCGAGTGGGGCGTGCGCTCGGCTCGCTTCGGTCTTGCGCTCGGCGTCTGTTTCTTCCTCGCGCCCCTGCTCAGCCTCATCGACAAAGCGATCGAAGGGCCGCCGGTCCTAGGACTGGTGACGATCATCGTCCTGACCATCCTCCCCGTGGCGTTCGCGTTGCTGCAACGTGACGATGCGCGGAGTCACGACCGTCTCTGGCGCTATCTCTCTGCGCCGCCCAACGGCACGCCGGAGCGCCGCCAACTCCGACAATAGGTGGCGCTCGCCAACGTCTACATCGCGCCTTGGTATACGCAGGCCGGCCTGCTGTACGGCATGCGCTTTTTCCCGGCGCCGATCTGGGGCGAGGACATGGGACCGGGCGAGCCGAACGCGTGGTCGCAGAGCTACCTCCCTCCGTGGTTCCGCTGGCGCGTGGACTATCCGTCGCCCTCGATGGATGAACCGCTGCGCAGCAACGAGATCAGGCGCACCGCCGCGCACGAGATCGGCCACACCTTCGAGTTGGTGTGCCTCGCGCTCGGCATCGACCTGCACCGCCTGTACTTCGAGTTCCGCCAGTTCAGCGGGACGTGGCAGGAGTGGCTGCTCGAGCCGTGGAAGCAGGTCCGCGAGGGATTCGCCGACTGCTTCGGTGCGGCGCTGCTCGGCGAGTGGCTCATCGCGGACGGCAGCTCGCAGGCGGACCGCTACTTCAACGAGGGCAAGACCGTCACGGCGGTCGCGGCGCGCGGCTTCTTCATGCGCCTCACAGGCATTACCCTTCCCGCCATGCCCGACTGCGCGTTCGCCGAGTGGATCCCGTCGCCGAACTACACGCCGGGCGGCAACCTCGCGCAGTACATCAACGACCACTGGACCGTGACGGCGACGTTCGATGCCGCCCTGCGTAAGCTCACCGACGACACCACCGGACCGGCTCGTGTGTCGGCGCACTATCTGATCGGTCCTGACGGCCGCATCGCCCAACTCGTCCGTGAGCGCGATCAGGCGTGGCACAACGCGATGCCTGGCTGGAACGGTCGGGCCATCGGCATCGAGCACGTCCACCTAGCGGGCCAGCCCTGGTCAGACACGCCCTGGCCCGCAGTGCAGCTCGAAGCGAGCGCGCGCCTGCATCGCGACATCGGCGCCCGCAACGGAATCCCCCTCACGCGCACCTTCGATCTCGGCCACCGCGAAACCGGCTACGCGACCGCATGTCCCGGCGATCTTCCGATCGACCGGCTGTTGGAGGACTACCTGAACATGGAAATCACCGAGACCCGCCTGCGCGAGATCATCCGCGAGGAGACGACCACTCCGCTTGAGATCAAGTTCGACAGCTTCGCTGGCCGGACCTTCAACCACAAGTTGCGACGCACCGCCCGCGCGGTCGTGGCGCTGCTTCGGCAGCCTCCGCCCGCTACCGCGCTGCCGGTCCGCGATCCAGGCGGCGTCGGGGGGACCGACACACAGGGTTACGGAGCCGAGGACGACACCCCACTGGGCTAGAGGAAGGAGGAAGAGAAACGTGCACATGGACGTGGTCACGGCTGGCGCGACCATCGCAGCGGTCACTGCGGGCATCGTAGAGGTGCTCAAGCGCACCGGGTTCAACGCCGAGCGCTGGGGCGGCGTGGCGGCCCTGCTGACGGGCACGGTGCTCATGGTGGCCGGGACCCTGACCGGCGGTATCACCGGCACCTCATCTGAGCCGCTGCCGATCTTCCTAGCGTTCCTAGCGGGCGCCACGGCGGGCCTGACGGCCTCTGGCGCCTACTCTGCGACCCGAGCGGCCATCGAGAAGTAATCGGCTTCCCCACCCCACCCAGAGCGGGAGGCCCCCGGTTGGGCATTAACGGGGGCCTCTCGCGTTGTACGAGCGGCGGTTGACATTGTCCGCCGCTCGTTGTACAAACGGCGGGACATGGCCAAGCGCAAACCGAAGAAGGGCAAACGCCGCACGCTCGATCCGTCCGAGGGCGGGCGGGCGGTCGTCAAGAAGCTCGGCCGCGAGCACATGGTCGCGCTCGCCAAGAAGGCCGCCGCCAAGCGAGACCCCGACTACTACTCGCGGCTCGGGCGGGCCAGCGCGGCAGCGCGGCGTCGGCTGATCGAAGCTGGGCGGGCGGCGCTTGGCGAGTGAGCGAGGTTCGAGAACCGCGAGCATTAAGGAGGAGCGACCAACATGGCAGAAGAGAAGACCGTAGACGCAGCCCCGCTGCTGACCTCGAAGGGCCTCGCCGGTTTCGTCGCGACGGTCCCGAGCGAGAAGTTCATCGACGAGTTCATCGACGACATCGCGACGCACATGCCGGACGCGCTTCCTGTGGTCGTCGCACGCGCCACGCCGATCCGCAAGGCGCTGCAATACATCGAGAGAACGGCCGAGGCCCGCATCACGATCGGCCGCATCATCCTGTTTGGCAAGGAGTGGGTCGATCCAGAAAACGGCGTGCTCTACGAGTTCTCCGGTGAGCGCAGTGATCGGCGCGTGCCGGATGCCGCTGGTCTGCGCGACGCCCTGCTCAAGGCCGGCGCACCGAAAGACATGGTCCACCGTGCCATCTACGACACACCAAAGGTCAACTTCACCGAGCTCAACAACTTGACGCACATGGACCGCAAGTACGCCGAGATCGTCGACGATTTCGAGGCCGAGCGCGGCTACGGGCCAGCGCACCTCAAGGAGAAGAAGTAAATGCCAGACACCATGAAAAGCGAGGTCATCGAAGAGGAGGTGGTCACCGAAGTGAAGACGGAGAAGTCGCTCGCGCAGTGGACGCCCAAGTTCGTCGTGTCCGTCGACGAGGCGGTGGCGCGTCACGACGAGCGCATCGACTACCTCAAACGCGTGCTGAAAGAGGGCGTGCACTACGGCGTCATCCCTGGCACCGGTAACAAACCGGCGCTGCTCAAGCCTGGCGCGGAATCGCTCATGGCCGACATGGGCCTGCGGCCGGATCCGACCGACGAGCAGCCGCCGGTCCTGGACTTCGCCGGCGTCGAGCACGACGGCGAGTCGTTCATCCACTACCAGCGCAAGGTCAACCTCTACCGGCTGCATCCACAGACAGGGGAGCGCATCTGGGTCGGCGCCGGGTCCGGCTCCTGCAACTCATGGGAGGAGAAGTACCGCTGGCGAACGCAGGTACGCACCTGCCCGCGCTGCAAACAGGAGGCGATCATCAAGGGCAGGAAGGAGTACGGCGGCGGCTGGCTCTGCTTCAAGAAGAAGGGCGGTTGCGGCGCGAAGTTCCCTGACGGAGACAAGGCCATCGAGGACCAGCCACTCGGCCGCGTCGCCAACGACCGCGTCGCCGATCTCGCCAACACCATCCTCAAGATGGCCGACAAACGCGCGATGGTCGCGGCCGTGTTGAACACCACCGGCGTCTCCGACCTGTTCACGCAGGACGTGGAGGATGCCGGCGAGATGGATGACGAGGAGCGCGCGCGGATGGAGGCATCGCGCGAGGTCGCGCCCGCGAAACCGGTGCACAAGGACGACTCGCCGCCGGCCGATGCCCGGCCAAAGACGCCGATGGACGAGACCTCTCAGGGCCTCATTCGCACGACGATCAAGTACGTGATCGAGGAGACTCGTCGCGGCAATCCCAAGGCGCAGGAGACGCAGCAGAAGTGGAAGGCATGGTTCGACGGCAAGGGCGGTCCCGGTTCATGGACCGGACTGTGGGCGGACGACACCTTCACCTACGCCGCATTCAAGCTCCTCGGCCTCGGCGACCCAGTTAAGACCAAGACCGTCGAGAGGACCCCGGAGGAAGGGCGGGCGCCGGATAGCGACGCGCTGGACGTTCCATGAGCCGGGGTCCTCGGCGCACCTGTGGCAACGGTCATCCGTGGACTGTGGCGAACACCAAGATCAGTCGCCGTGCTGACGGCCGGACCCATCGACGCTGCGCAATCTGCCAGCACGAGTACTACCTAGCCAAGCGCGCCGCTGCGGCTGAGCAGGTCAGGCACGAGTTCGCCGAGCTCGCGCGGCCGAACGGCCGATGATCCGCCCCTTCGAGACGCGGACCGTCTGCTACGGATGCGGCGACCCGCCGCACGAGCCGGGCCACTGCGGCGTCCTGACGTACTTCACAAAGAAGCCCTGTGCCTGTACCTACGGCAAGGACGAGACGGCGACGGTGCCGGTCCGTGGCTAGGTAGGGATGACACGTCTCGCCCTCGCAGACGGTCTGTCGCTGCCCGTTGAGGCGGCCACCGAGACATTCCTGATCGTGGGGAAGCGTGGGTCCGGTAAGTCGAGTACGGCGACGCGCTTCGCGGAGCAACTCGTGCGCGCGAAGGTGCCGATCGCCGTACTAGACCCGGTCGATGTGTGGTGGGGCCTCAAGGCTGGCGCCGGGGGTGAGCGTGATGGCGGCCTCGAGGTCTACGTCTTCGGTGGGGAGCATGCCGAACTGCCGCTCGAGCCGACCGCCGGCGTGCTGATGGCCGACACAATCGTCGAGCACCGCATCAATGCGGTGTTTGTGTTGCGCGGATGGTCGAACCGGGAACGCTCGCGCTTTGTCGCGGACTTCGCCGATGAACTGTTCAAGCGGAATCGTGACGTGCTGCATCTGTTCTGCGAAGAGGCGCACGAGATCATGCCGCAGAGCATCGCCTTCAAGGGCCAGGGCGAGGAGGAGATGCTCGGGCGGATGCTCCGTCTGGTCAAACTTGGCCGCACTAGCGGCATCGGCGTCACCGCTATCACGCAGCGGCCGGCATCGCTGAACAAGAACACGACGACACAGGCCGAGGTCCTCGTCGCTCATCGCATCACTGGGCCGCAGGACATCAAGGCCATCGACGGCTGGATCGAGCACCACCACCAGCAGGATCTCCGCAAGGACGTGCTCTCCACTCTCGGAGAACTCAAGACGGGCGAGGCGTGGTTCTGGGCGCCCGATTTTCCCGAGGCGCAGCCGATCGGGTTGCGCCGCGTTCCGGTGCTGATGCCGGACACGTTCGACTCGCGCCGCACGCCGAAGCCCGGTGAGCGCCGACGTGAGCCGAAGTCCCTCGCGCCCGTCGACCTTGAGAAGCTCGGCCAGAAGATGACCGCGACGCGCAAGCGCGCGGAGGAGAACGACCCAGCGGTGTTGAAGGCGCGAATCCGCGAGTTGGAGCGCCAGCATAAAGAGGTTATGCCAGCAGCAAAGACAATCGAGAAGCCGGTGCTCAAGGACGCGCAGATCGCACACCTCGATGCGGTCATCGGTCACATGAACACGCTCATCGAGAAGTTCTACGGAGCTCGCGATCCGATCCTCATTGCGCTCGCGAAGGTCGCGCCCAGCGCGGCGTCGTCGACGGAAACCCCAACGCCTAGGGTCCGTGATGGGGGTACCGGGAATGCTGCAATGCGTTCACTCGACGGCGCCGCAGTGCGCGCGGCCGCTCCCGCAGCCAACCAGCATCGGCCGGGCACTGACCGCGCGGTACGCCGGGTAACAGTGCGCTCCGGGGAGTCGCGCGCACCATCGTCTCTCGGTAAGGGCGAGCGCCGTATCCTCGCCGCGATCGCACAGCACGACGGCGGCGTCACGCGCGACCAACTCACTGTGCTCACTGGCTACCGGCGCTCGACACGTGACACCTACGTGCAGCGGCTCACGCTGGCTGGCCTCGCGGAACTGAACGGCGGGGGCGCCATCGTCGTGACACCGGCGGGCATCGACGCCCTCGGTCACGACTACGATCCGCTCCCGACCGGCGATGCGCTGCGTGAGTACTGGCTTGGCCGCCTGCCGGTTGGAGAGAAGGCGGTCCTAGAGGTGCTCGTGGGCCAGTACCCGAAGGTCGTGGACAGGGAGCGGATCAGTGAACTCACGGACTACGCGCGGTCCAGCCGCGACACCTACCTACAACGCCTCTCCTCGCGCAAACTCATCGTGCCGGTTGGACGCCGACAGGTTCGGGCGGCGGAGGCGCTGTTCGGATGATGGCTGTGAGCAGGCCTGAGCGGCAATTCTCCGCCCCGGAGGAGAAGTGAGACCGGTAAGCGCAGCACAGGAGCGGTTCCTCTCAACGTACTGCTCGGCCTGTGGGCACTCGGTGAAGTCGCACGCCGACGGAGTGTGTCGGAGCTGCGCAAAGCTGTACCCGCTGGGCGGCAGGCACGAGTACGAGAACACGCGCCGCGGCTATCAAGATCAGCACTTGGCGAAGCGATGAATGACCTCGTGGCGCGGCTGCGCGGTCTAGTTCCGTATGCGAGTGGGTCGCATCAGACGCGGAACGAGGCCTACGGATCTGTCCAAGATGTGCTCCGCGAAGCCGCCGACGCCCTAGAGGTAGCCGAGCGGTTGCGCGAGTTGGACCGCAAATATGTCTTGTCGTTAGAGGCCGAGCGCCACGGCGCAATACTGGCGCTAAAGATGGTCACGACTGCACTCGAAGGTCGTGCCGAGGCAGCCGAGGCCCGCGCAAAGAGAGCCGAGTACGAGTTGGCCGAGTGGAAAGACAACCACATCTGGTCCTCGGTCGCGGCCAGGAACGCTGTTGCCCCGGACTTCTCCGATCTCATGATGGGCGCCCCGCGCGAAACGAAGCGTTGCGGCGCTCTCGTATTCAGACCGATGGCTGACCCCGAGCAGGCTTCGATGTCCTACTGCGCACTTATCCCGAACCACGTCGGTGAACACGACCCGACTGACCGGACATCAGATGACCGTTAGGAAGTGCTTCGGCTACGGCCGTGAGCTGTGCCGCAATCGCGCTCGACACCCGAAGGATGATCCGCTGTGGTGCGACTACCACGAGCGCAAGCGCCGCGCCCGCATCGACGCGGACTTCAAGGAACTGACTCGCGCCTTCGAGACGAAGAAGGTGTACACAGATGACCGCTGACATCATGCGGCAGCAGATTACCGAGGAGATGTGGGTCGAATGGCTGCGTCCAGAGGTGGACCGCTGCACCCCCCACAACGAGGAAATCTGGATCGCTCATGACAAAGGCCCAGCGTGTGAAATTGCTCTTGAGCTCGGCGCGGTCTACCACCACCTTGAGCAAGCCGTGAACGGCTTTCCCGGTGAGCGGTACATCGAGCCGTGCTTACCAGATGCGCGATTAAGCGATCGCGAGCGGCCGGTGACCATCGACCTTGCGAGAGAGCGGCCGACCTTAAGGAAGTCTCGCGTCACTCGCTATGCCGTCGACGTACGCTGCGACCGCTGTGGCGGGACGATCACGGCGGGCCAGCCGGTACGATGCTGGCCGCTCGGCGGGGGCGCGCATCGCGTCCATGTTGTCGGATCCGGTGAGCACTACGACATGGTCGGCTTCTGTTGCTGCGTGGACTGCGTCGAGCCGTGAGTCACGTGCTCCACTCCTGGCGCGTCTCGAAGTTCGACGACCGTTACCTCGAGTGCACCGGGTCAGTCCCGAAGGGCAAGTACAACACCCAGCCGTGCCCGGCCCGATCGCTCAACCCGGAGAAACTCAGACCGGCAGCGCAGCAGCACTCCCCTACATCCGTGAAGGCTGCCGACCAAGTGCAGCGTGCGGTGACCGGCATGCTGCGCGCGGTGCTCACGCACTTCGGCGCGGCCTCGGACGGGCTGACCGACGACGAACTGATCGCTGGGATGGGGCGGCCGAACACGGTGCGGCCGCGGCGTGTCGATCTTGTGCGGCTGGGCTACATTCGCGACTCCGGCCGGACCCGCGCGACGGCAAGCGGCCGCGACGCGGTGGTCTGGACCATCACGAAAGAGGGAGAAGAATGGCTGACGACGACACCAAGGTGACACGCATCCGCGCGAAGAAGAACGACGACGATGGCGAGGAGAAGGAGTCCAGTGCTGGGCACATCGCCACCAAGTACAGCAAGGCCCCCGAGCTCGCGGCTCTGGCCGCTAAGCTCATCCCCTCGCCTGGCCTAGCGCTTTCGGATCTCGCCGACGCGAAGATCGCCTACGAGTGGACGACCGGCAAGCAGATCGGCTGCGGCGGATTCGTCTCGGCGTCGCTGTGGCCGGCGCGGATGAAGCCGTGGGGCAGGTTCGACCTGCTGCTGATGATGAGCGTCGCGCAGTGGCAGAACGCGACGGCCCGCGTGAAGGAGGCTGCCCTAGCGCACGGCCTCTCGCATTTCGTCCGCAGCGAGCGTGGCGTCTGGTCGATCGAGCAGCATCCGCTTGAGGAGTTCGGGCCGATCGCCAAGCGCTACGGTGCCTGGAACGAGGGCGGCCGCGTGGTGATCGAGCAGATCACGTGGTTCACCGAACAGGAGCGCAAGCACGCCTACAACGACACCACCGGCGGCAACGGCGGCAACCTCGACAAGGCCGCCGAGTAGCGAGGGAGACCCAACATGGCGCTGGCGGTTCTACCGGACGGCACGGTCGGCGATGCTGGGGCATGCCGAAGTTGCAAGGCGGACATCATCTGGATCGTCACCAAGAACGGACGGCGCGCGCCGATGAATCCCGATGGCACCTCGCACTGGGGTACCTGCCCGGATGCGCACGCGTGGCGCGCGCGGTACCCCAAGCAGCCGTGACCATCGTTCCCGAGACCGATGGCACCTACACGGCGCTCTGCGACAAGCATGTGTACTGGTCGCGCAACGCGCCGACCGAGGTGGTCGCGCGGTCGCTGTACCGCCGTCACGCGCAGCTCTGGCGCTGCGAGGACCCCGACACGCTCGATCACGCCGTGGCGAAGATGCGCCAAAAGTCCGGTATTCAAGTGCTTCCGTGAAGGCCCGTCGCGACGTGGTAAAGGTACGCACCGAACGACTTATCCACAACCGGAATACACCGGCAGACGTGCTTTTATTCACTGTTCGCATCTCTATGCATCCACAATCCGCTATTGACCCTCCCCCGTACGCTCCCCGCTACCCCCCGGCTAGAGCGAGGCGGTAGCGAGTCGCTCCCCCTCCTAGGTACGTCCTTAGACCCCCCGGCTAGAGCCGGAGAACGAGGTACCGAGCGATGCGTCTTGAGGAAGAGGTCCGCGAGGAGCTCGCGAAGATCGTCACCGAGCGCGGGCGGCTGCGTGGGTCCGATCCGGTCATGGACGACGCGCTCGCGGACGCAGCGCTCGCCCTCTCGTGGGTCCTCGACCGATTCCCCGGCGGGCTCGTGGTGTTCCTGAAGGAGCGCGCGCGGCCGTCTCGCTACGCGATCGGCTCACCGGGATCCGTGCCGACCGTGGTCGCCGATGGCATGCGCGGGATGGAGCGCGGCCGGTGAGCGTCCCCGACATCGCGTTTCTGATCGCGGCCTGGACCTTCACGCTCATCGCATACATCGTCGGGCTGTATCAGGGCCGGCGCGACGGGCTGGGCGAGGCGGTGCGGCGGCTACGGCAGGCCAAGGTCGACCTCACCCCGCTCTGGCAAGCCGAGCACCGTGCCGACATGACCCGGTATCTGCGGCCGCGCTACCGCACCGTCCACTGGAATGAGCTTCCGAAGTTCCTTCGGCGTGACGCGCTTGAGCAGGACTGGCGAGCACGCCGGTGACGCCAGATCAGCAGGGCACGAGTCAATATCCGCAGGCGGTTCTGCGCCACGGCTGGATCGTCAGTTGGACTAAGAAGCTGCCGGGTCCGCTTAAGTGTGCTGGCTGGGTCTTCGACTGCGAGACGTGTGGCGAGCGCGGCATCGCGACGAACCACCTGTGTGCCTACATGCGCGTCTCGTTCAACGGTGTCTGCGAGGGGATGCGCTCTGCGGTGCTCCCCGTATCGCACCTCGTACAGCGCAATGAGGGGCGGCGCACCTGCGTCGCCTGTCGTGGGCTGCTCAGGTGATTACGAATCATCCGAACGCGTGAAGCGGATTCAGCAGCTTTACCTCGGCGTTGCTGGCCCGCGGCCGCGCAGGGCTCGGCGCAGCACGCCGCATCAGGAGATCGTGCGCGCGGCGCGTGAGCGCGAGGCGCACGAGAAGCGTAAGAACGGGTACATCGACGCGCGCGTCGTCGCGATGATGCGCGGCGTGCTAAGGAGGATCGGCTGATGAGGCGAGGGCGGCCGCCGGAATCGGCCGCCGCCCTCCTCCCCCTACTTCACTTCCGACTGGTGAGTCATGCACGCACCGTTCGACCATGCGCGAGCCGCGCAGCCGTCGTGCACGCAGTACTCGGCCTCATGTCGGGAACGCCACGCTTCCTGACGCCTCGCGCGATCCTTGCGCTTTCGCTCCCGCTCGCGCCGCGCGCGGTCCCGAGCTCGGGACGCTGGCGTGGAGCGGTCCATCAGCGAGTCGCGCTGGCGGTAGATCGCGGCCATCACCTTCGCCGGGATGATGACGCGCTCGCGGCCCTCGGCGTCGACCATCTGCAAGAAGCCGAAGTAGTCGCCGCCCTGCCGGTAGGTCTGCACCACGTAGGTCTGCACGTCGCCGAGGATCGGCATGACTCCGATGACCGTGCTCGGACGTGTCTCCTTCACGTCGGGCAGGTCGTGAAGCATCCCGATGACACGATCAAACTTGCTCGTGGGTCGCTGCTGCTCGGTCATCGCTCCGCCACCTGTAGGCCGAACGTGTCAGCGATGCCCTTCCATTCGCCCGTGAGTCGCATCGGGCATTCGCCGCAGGCCACCGTGAACGTGTTTGGCTCGCGCGTGTTGTGGAACGCAAGGGTGCCGTTGCTATTGACGAGCGTGATGCGTTCGCGCATGTGGACGGTCAGCGTGCCCCCGCACCGGGGGCATGTCAGGCTGGTTTCCATGTCGGGCCTCCTTTCGGTCCGACACTCCATACTAAAAACGTCTGCGCAAGATTTTCCAGAGGGCCAATGATTTCGTTTAGGCCGCACTCGATCCGTGCTCGGCAAATCGGACTTGCAATTGCCAATCATCTATTCCTGGGTGGGTCTGACCTCGACCATCCTCAATACACCTCCGCATCGACTCCACGCCAAACGGCGGAAAATCGTTGACCGCTCCACTGTCCGTCGTGTCGCTCTGCGCCGGCGTCGAGGGCTTCGGCCTCGGGCTAGAGCGCGCCGGGATGCGCGTTCTCGCTCAGGTGGAGATCGACAAGTTCTGCAACAAGGTGCTCGACAGGAGGTTCCCGCATGTCGTCCGATACCGTGATGTCCGTGAGTTCGCCAGAGGAGACGAGTGGCGGCCACCCGCAGATGTCGATGTGGTCACCGGAGGATTCCCCTGCCAGGACGTTAGCGTGGCTGGACGCCGTGCTGGATTGGACGGCGCGCGATCCGGACTTTTCTTCGAGTTCGTACGCATCGTTGATACGCTCGCTCCCGAGTGGGTTCTGTTCGAGAACGTCGCTGGTCTGCTGTCCTCCAAGTCGGCCGCGAGCGCGTCGCTCGAGGGCGATGCAGATGCAGACGGCGATGATGGAGACGATTACCACGCCGGCGAGGACTTCGCCGTCGTCCTCGGGGAACTCACCGGCTTCCGTCCTGCCGTCCCTGAGGATGGCTGGCGATCCGCCGGCATCTGCATCGGACCCAAGCGCGCAGCCGCGTGGCGCCTGTTTGACTCTCAATATTTCGGCGTGGCCCAAAGGCGCAAGCGTGTATTCCTTGTCTGCCACGCTCGAGCCGAGATCGCCGGAGCGGTTCTACTCGACGCCGAAGGCGGCGCGGGGGATCCTCCGCCGAAGCGAGAAGCGGGGGAAACGGTTGCCGGCACTCTTGGACTTGGCAATCCGGGCAGTCGCGGCGTCCGCTCCACGGACCTTGACGGCAACGGAGCGTACATCCCGGAGATCGCGTACGCCGTCCGTTCCTCGCAGCTCAAGCAGAACGGTAGCCCGGAGCGCGGCGACGTAACGCTCATCGCGATGGCCGTCGACGGATCGGACGTGGCCAACACGCTCAAGCGCGACGACGGCCACGTCAGCGAGGACGGCACTGGTCGGCAGCCGGGCTTCGTGGTCACGCGTGAGGTGGCCGTGCCGCTCACCGGCGGCGGGCATCCCAACAGCAATCTTCCCTCAAGGCACATGGAGGACGACCAGAACCTCGTGGCCACGTACAACGTGCAGCCGGTCAGCACGAGCGTCATACGCAATGCACTTGAGGCTCGCCCTACGGACGTGGCCGAGGCCGTCGTCAAAGTTGGCGGCGCCCGGCGCAGTGATCGCGGCACGATGGCGGTGTTCCGCAAGGGACGGCGCGCTCAGTCGGTCGACGATCACGAGACCTGGATATCTGACGAGGTAGCGAACACCGTGACGCCCTTCGATCAAGGCGACGTACGCGCTACCTCGCTGGTGGCCGATGACACGGCATACCGGGTCCGCCGGCTCACGGTCACCGAGCAGGAGCGGCTACAGGGATTCCCCGACGGCTGGACGTGCCTTGAGGAGGGCCCGTACAACTCTTTTGAGTGCAGATGCCCCGATGGCCCGCGCGTCGGCGCGATCGGCAACGCCGTGACCGTGAACGTGGCGGAGTGGATCGGTCGGCGGATGGTCGCCGTCGCCGCTGAATACCAGTGAGCGGGGCCGCGACCGAGGCGCAGTTCCGCGAATGGCTGCGGGCGCTATGCAAGCGGATCGGCGCGCGTTTGTACTTCACATACCGCTCCGAGCGGTCGCCAGCGGGATGGCCCGATGTGCAGATCGTCTCCCGCGGTCGTCTGTTCATCGCCGAGCTCAAGCGTGATCGTGGCCCGCGCGAGGGCACGTCTCACGCCGCGCCGACGCCGGATCAGCGGGGTTGGTTGGACAGTCTCGCGTCAGTGGACCGCCCCCCCGTCGTCGCGCTCTGGCGCCCGCTCGACCTTGAGGCGATCAGCGCCGCGCTGATCGACCGGGACAAGCCGACGCCCGGTCTGTGGGGACCGGGCGTCGGCCGCGAGGATGAGGGGGCCGGTTAGTCGCGCGGGTCCGACTCGTAGACCTCCTCTGCCACGGCGCGGCCAGCGGCGACCTCGGCGTCGAGGTGCGCGTTGTATTCCTCGCCCGTGGCTTCTCGCACGGTGTTGCAGGTTTCGCAGAACATGGGTAGTTGGTAGATACGGCCGGGTCCGGTGTCGCCGTACAACACCGTCTCCTCCCATGAGTGCGTGGCGACTCGTTCCTCGAACCGAGTAACGACGAAGCCAACGCGCCGAACGGGGTAGACCTCACTGACCTGATTCATGGCCGTGCCCTGCGTGATCGTCAGCGTGACGCCATCGAACGCGGCGTGCTCATCCTTGTCGCTATCGAACTCGCGGTCAGCGGGTCCGTCATCAAACGCAACGCGCGTGATCGTCGCGTAGTAGCGTTTGCACGGCGGCACGCGCTGGCCCGGCTGTATGTACGTGGTCACGCTGTCCTCGCTTTCTGCTCACGCTCGGCGCGAGCTATGGCGTACTCCGCGCGCGCGGCCGCGTCGCGGTTGGGATAGGTCACGTCGCCCGGCTCGCCGGGGTACGCGTCCGTACACACGACGCGCCATTTGTGATCGGGGTAGTTGCGGCTCACGCATCCGACGGCGCCGGACGGATACACCACGTTGTCGACGTACCAGCCGCCGTGTCGCCAGGGTGAATACACCGGTGTGAAGTCGGCCGCCCGCTGTCGCTCGATCGCGGCGCTTACGTCCGGGTTCGATGGACTGCGCCGATCACGAGCTGGCGCGCTAAGGTTGCGGTCCCAGATGGTCACATACGCTAGGTCGCCGTCGATCTCCTGCGCGTTGGGCGCGTCCGGCTCGTCGGCGTCGTAGTCGACGATCACGACCTCGGCGACCTCGCCCTCAGTGGTCACGTCCTGCACTAGTCCGCCCTCGATCGTCACGAATACACGCGATCCGCTCACTTGACGACCTCGGCCGTGGCCGCGATCCGCTCGTACACCTCGGCGCCGATGGGGTCTCCCTCGGCGAGACGCTTACCGCTCACGTACGAGCGAAGCGCGCCATCATCGACGAGTTGCTTCAGCGCCGTGAGCATGTCGTCCCGGTTGAACGCGTGGCCGCCGGTGTAGTCGACGAACCATGCAAAGATTAGGTCGACGGTTCCGGGCATCGGATTCGGCACCGTGTCCGGGCGCCAATCGTCGCGGATCGTGGCACGCAGGTACTCGCTCCCCTGACGCTTGGCGTACGCGGCCGCCGCTCGGTGTGCTTTCGCGCTCGTGCTGAATCCTTGGAACTCGCCCACCGTCTCGATGCCGCCGTCAGGCACAGCCTCACGCACGGTGTACAGACGCGGGTACGAGCGACCCATGCCGCTGTTTTGCTCGCTGCTCACGAAGTAGCGGCCGCCGTATAGCGACTCGCTCACCCGACCACGGAACCATCGCAGCGTGTCCTCGCTGAACCAGTGGTAGCCGGCTCGGTCGTTGGCCTGCCTCACGTCATACATCGACCGAAACGGGTACGTGACCGTGAACGTTCGCGGTCGCGTCATGACCTCTCGCTCGCTGCGTTCTTCGCTTGCCATGCTGGGTCCTCTCTTCTCGGCGCGTAGTGCGCCGCGCATGCGCCGGGCCTTGCGGACCGGCGCACTGGCGGAGCGGCTAGGCGTTTGGGCGCTTCGGGTGATAGTGGCGCTTGTCGTCGCCGCAGTACGGGCAGGCGCGGTCCGTTTCGTCCCAGCGCCAGGCGTCGCCGTCGTCGACTAGTCCACTCGGACCGGGACGCCCGAGCGCGCGGCCGAGCTCGTCGCGACGCTGTGTCTGCGGTCGTGTCAGTCGTCGCGGGTACTTCGGGTCGAAGGTGCGCGTCGGTCGTGGCCTCATGCCGCCCTCCATCCGGTGATGGCGTTGCTGTGCTCGTCGATGATGGCGACCTCGCCACGGTGCTCGGCGATGTAGGCCTCGGCCCTAGTGATCTCCGCGCGCTCGGTTGCAGTGTGCTCGCGCGTCCCTTGCTCCGCGTATGCCCAGTCGGCCGGCAGCTCGCCGAAGGGCTCGGTCCGCTCATAAGGTCGCCAGTTCGGATCAGAGCGGAAGCGTGGCGGAAGGCCGGGTGTGTGGCGGACCGTCGCGGCGAGCGGCGGCGAGGTGACGCGCGCGCGCCGGGCGCGAGTCGTCGGACCGCATCCGCAGAACGGGCAGGGGTCGTGCGGATCGTGGCGGATGGCAGGGTGAGCGGTCACGCAGCCACCGCCTTACGGGGGATGCGCCGGAGACGTGCGAGCGCGCCGCGACCGATCGCCGAGAACGACCATTCGGCGTCGCTCGTGTCGATGGCGCGACCGTGAATCATCTGCGTTCCGGTGGTCCAGTAGCGCCGCCCGTTGTGCGCGCTCGTGACGTGTGCGAGCGTTCCCCCGGTCCACGTTGTGAGCGTGCGGCCATCGCCGGATAGGTACGCGCTGAATCGGTCGCTGCCTAGAAACTCCACGCGCTCGATAGTTTCGGCGCACGCGTAGCAGATGCGGAACTCCCGCCCGGTTTCTGGGTCGCGCCGTAATGCGTAGCCGCTCCCGCCGGATACCTCCGGCGTTTGGTAGTCGTGGCCGCACGCAGCCGTTAGCGTCTCACTTGCCATGTCGGGACGCCTCCATTTTCTTGAACGGGTAGACCGTTCACGCATGGCGCCGGATCGCACGACACGGCGCCACTGGTGAGCGTGCTACGCGGTTCTGAGCGACTGATGACGGCTAGACCGTCACGGATGCGCCCGAGCGTGGGGGATCGCGCGCTCGGGCGCACGACGTAACGCGCTACTCGTCGGGCTGTACGTTCGCCTGCCGGGCGGATCGTGGGACACGGACCGAGTGACCGATGCGGCGCGGCCGGGCGATGCGCCGAGCGCCGCGCTTGGCGATGTTGGCCGGACCGAGGAGCGATACGACCAGATCAGCCAGCGTGTCCGCGACTTCGCTCGCCGTCGCCGTGCTCACCGGATGGCGCCGCTCTATCGCGTCGTGAATCGGCAGGTTCACGAGCATGACGGACGTAGACAACTCGGTGAGGTCGTGATCGGTGACGCCGTTTTCGATGCCGACGAGCCAGTCACCATCGGTGCAGGTAATGAGCAGGTGCCGCCGGTCCGGGTTCGGTATCTCGCCGTCAATGGTCGCCGCTACGGCGTCGATGCCTCCGCCTGTTCCCCAGACATCAGCGCCGAAGCCTCGCGCTTTCAGCGCCCGCACCACGTCGGTGTAGTCGGCGGGTTCGGGTTCGCGCTTGCCTGCCATGCTGGGTCCTCACTTTCCCCGGTAGTAACCGGACCGATACGGCCGAACGCTCACACGCCCGGCCGTACGTGGTCTGGCGGCTACAGGTCGGTTGCGTCCCACGACTCGCCCACGTCCAGCGTGGGGAGTGCGTAGCCGTTGGCTTCGCTCGGCGCGTGCTGCTCGCCGACGTAGGAGTACCAGCCTTGCGGCGCGCCGATCAGTACCGGCGTGTCCTGCTCGGGCAGCGACCACAGGAACGCGCCGAGTGAGCGTGCCGTCACACGTCCGGGGTAGAACGCCGGTGCCGGTACGTGATCGGGGTAGGCGTCGGGACCATCACAGAAACGCGTCTGCGTGGCAACGATCAGCGAGACCGGGCGACCACACTCGGCGCACTGCACCTGCGCCCCGGTGGTGCCAATGCGAACGGGAACGACTGCGGCCGTCTCGTCGGCCGCCTGCGCCGCTTTCGTGAGCGCCGCTGCGTACTGTGCCGGGCCTGCGAGCGGATCGCGCGCGCGTACCTCCTGCTCAATGCGGTCAACATCGGCACGCGCGGCGCGCTTTGCCCAATAGTCGGGGTCCGTGCGCATCGCGCGTAGGTCTGCCGCATCGTCGGCGGCACGTTCCGGCATGGTGGTCACGTTGTCCTCGACCCACGCGCGCACCGTCGATGCGATCTCGGCCGTGAGTGCGAACACGGTATCCGGCCGCTCATCGCCCGTGGTCGCCTCGGGGAACGTGCGGATCAGCGCCTCGCCTATCGCGTCGTGCACGGCCGCCTCGGCGAGCCGGATAGCCTGCTCGGTGCGCTCTGCGGTCGTGCCGATCACGTCCCAGCGCACCACGCGCCCGGAGCGGATCATGTGCTCGTGATCGCCGTAGGTGTCGATGCCGTGCACGCCGTCGTCGTCGCGCCCATGCGTGTGACCACTGGCCGGGAGGTTGACGTGCGCGTGCTTGACCTTCGCCATGTCGTGCCAATGCCGCGTGTCTGTCGCCATGTTGTGATCCCTTCTTGAGCGGTTCCCAGACCGTTCACGTGTCGGGCCGAGCGCGCGGGTCGGCCCGACTGGTGAGCGTGCTAGCGAAAGTCTCGGGAGAGCTCAGCTCATCGCGTCACCCCCCCAGCGCGACGGCGAGCGCGTCCTGTGCGGCGCGGGCCGCCAGCACGGCCGCCGTCATCAGGAGCGCCGCGCCTGAGTAGTCCGCTAGGGCCAGCCGGTCGGCCGCGTCGGCCGCGAGGTCGGAGGCGCGATTCACTTGCCATGTCGAGTCCCCCTTTGCGCCGCATGTATAACGAGCGGCGCATCAGGTGTCAAGGGGCCGGTGTCGGATTGATACGTTCGCCGGGCCCGGCCGGGCCTACCATGCGCCGGGCAAGCA